TAAACATAGAAGACAGGAATAAACTTAATACGGATTAAGAATTCCAATGTCTAAAAAAAAAATATTGAAGGAGGTACTGATATGAGAGTACTAGAAAAATTAACTATGAAAGAAAGAAAAAGTTTGGTGTGGGCTGCTGCCTACGACTACAGATTCGTAAGAGCTGGTCATGTAACTAGCACTTACTTTATGATGTTAGAAACACTATTAGATTTAATTATAATCCAAGAAGGTGGTCAATTTAAAGACGCCGAAGAATGTATTATAACTTTAAAAGCTACCGCTTGGAACGGTAGATATACACAAACTTCCACTTACAATTATACTAACCACAACTGGCAAGGTCCAGATTACTATGGTAAAGAAGAAGGTTCTTATTTGGGTTGGAACTTATTCCGTAACATCACTGAACCCAATACAGCTTTAATCGACTGGTTAGCTTCTATCGATGCTGTAGCTTTCTATATGGCTATGGATAGTTGTTGGACAGCTAAAGAAATCATCATCAATGGCGTAAGCTATTGGAAGGCACACGAAGATGAAGATGATGAAGAATAAAAATATTAGTGGGGTTTCGGCTCCGCTTTTATTTTTTTTTTTTTCTATGTTCCACGAAATAGCTTGTTTTGGATATATATTATAAATATGATAAACGAATTAATATTAAAAAGGAGGAATAGTTATGAAATTATATAATTTTGACATGAGCTACAAAATACCAACTACGATGGAAGCAGAGCAGTTTATTACAATGGTACGCTGCACACCTGTTATAACTGGGGGTAGAACTTATGATGAGTTTTGTGAATATATCCGTCATGATTTTATAGGTGAGATTATAGATTATGCTCATATATTTGATACAAGACTTCTATACCGTATGGTAGAGAGAATCTTAAGTAAAAATGAAGATGTAAGAAAGGATTACAATACCATGATAGAGTATTGGAAACGTCACGGTATTGAGCTTGATAATATCAAGAATAGATGGATAATCGTTGGTAATACTTGTTACAGATGGGATTCAGAAACTAATACATATCATATGAAAGGAGTAGATGAAGATGAGAATGCCTACAGAGAAAGTCGTAATGAAAGGGTTTAATATGATTATAGATTTAGATACAGCTAAACCCTATGAAGATGTAAGAAAAGCTTGGAATAAATATGTAAAGTATGTAAAGAAATACGATAGAGATGAGTATTTCAAAATAGTTGATAAACTTCTAAAATCTGATGAAAATTTAGATATGAAGGTAAATACGAAACTGGAGCTAATTGAGTCTACATTAATCGTAGGGAGATATATAAGGGAGGCATAAGATGTTAGTAAGAAAGGAAGCAATAGTAAAAAGACTTTGGAGTGAAATACAAGACAAAGGATTACCTTTAATTGCAACTGTAAGTCCAAACTTTCCAAAGCTGTTTATAGATGAGTATTGGGATATGGATAAACTTAATACTCCAGTAGTTTGTACAATAGATAAAGAACCAATAGCAAGAATGCCACTTGCTAAAGCTATACTTAATATGCTTATATTTACTGAGCTTAAGAGATTTGATATACTTAAAGGTCAATATGACAACTATGAAGATTACATCTTTACAGAATCAGGAAATATCAAATCTCAAGATAGTTATATCGATATGGTAAAAGATGATTGCTTCAATAGAATGGGAATGAAGTTCTTTGAAGTAACTGAAGTGGTTGGAAAGTTACGTGAAGCGTTCGTTCAGTTTGCTTGGGTAATTGACAGTAAGAAGATGATGGATATATCTATGCTTGATATATTTGAGCTTTGTGATGCTGATGATACTTTAAGAGATTGGATATTAAATGGTCCTATAAAGCGTGATGATATGTCTTTATGGGAAGTTGAAGAACTTAAGAAGCATACACTTGATTATATAGAAAAGGTAGTTGCTGAAAAGAATATACAACCTTTAAGAAGTTTACTTGAAGCAGGAACTGGAGTAAGACTTGCACAATTTATTGACTGTCTATTTATGATAGGTACACGTCCTGACCAAGATGAAGTAATACCCAATATAGAACCTGAGTCTTGGCTTCGTGGTATACAATCTGAAAAGAGTTTCTATTATGAGTCATATATATCAAGATGTGCAACTATTATAACTAAGCTTGATATTCGTGACCCGGGAGCTTTCCAAAAGTATATCTCTTATCTTAATAACTCAAACTATCTACACAAGAACCCTGAATATATGTGCGATAGTATACACTATAGAGAATATGAGGTAAAAGACCAGCATGACCTTGACATGTTAAATGATAGATACATGATTACAAATGATAATCCTAAAGATGTAACTGTCATTACAAAGGATATGACTCATCTTATTGGGAAGAAGATTAAGCTTCGTTCTCCATCTACTTGTAACTCTAAAGAAGGTATCTGTAGATATTGTGCTGGTGAGCATATATACTTTGATAATGTATATGGTCCTATGGGAGCTAATGCAAACTTAGGAGTTAAGTTCACAAAAGAGTATATTGGAGAAAAGGGGCAAAACTTCTTATCATCTAAGCATAATATGATTACTATTATAAGAAATATCAAGTTCTATCATGATAAGTTTATAGTAATAGATGTCAAGAATATTGATATAATCTATGTAAACGGAAGTATTGTTATAGATGAAAAGTATAGAGTTGATGACCCAGTTAAAGATATGACAAGAACTCTGTATTCAGGATTTAAAGTAGAAACTGATGGTGGTATATATGAAGTAACTTCAGATGGACTACTTGAACTTCGTGAAGACGGAAATCTACATGTAATATATAAGAATATGAGAAAGTCTAAATCTTATATAGATATTAAAGCTATACTTAAAAGACCATTTGATTATAAAGACCCAATAACCGAACTTAATAAAGTTTTAGAATCTCCATATATAGTTGGAGAAACTGTATGTAGAAATCTTATCTGTAAGCATGTTGATGATGGTACAAAAGATGGATATGATGAAAAGATGGATTTCTCAAAGCCTTTGAAACCTAACGAAAGCTTAAAGTTTATGAGCTATATAAACGGCATTAAGAAAGCTCCGGGACTTGTAAATAAGTTATGCTTTGGATACTTCAATGAAATACTTGTAGACCCTGATAACTATGTAGAAGCTCCACCTATGAACTATGACGCTTTATATGCCGATAGAAGTAATCACGAAGCTTACGTTGAAGAATATAAAGAGAAGTACAAAGAAGAGCTTGAAAAGGAAATGGAAGAAATACTTGAGTTTAGAAAGAATAATAAATAAGGATATATATTATAAATTAAATATAAGAAAGGAGTGGTTGAAATGGAACCAAGAATAAGAGTAAATGATATATTTGACGCAAAAGTAAATGACATAATGGAAGCAAAGGATATGGCAGATAATGGTTCAGCATTTGATAAATTTAATGATGAAGAACTAGCAAAAGTAAATGACATAATGAAAGCAAAGGGTATGTCAGACAATGGTTCGGTATTTGCTGGAGTTAACGGTGTTAAAGTGGTGGAAGACCCCGAAGAGAGTGTATTTACGAAATACAATACACCTAAAACATCGATAGCGTGGAGCTCATATAAACCTGTAATAAGAAAGGAGTTTTATGAAGATATGGGCTATCTGGTAGAAGACTTTGCAAAACTTAAGGCACAGATTATGTCAAATAATCTATCAGATGAAGTAATGGCAATACTTTTAGATAACTTTGGAGAGAAACTTCAAAGATTTCAAAAACGTTATGGTAATTATAGTAATAAATAATAAAAATAAATAGGAGGAATAAAGATGGAAGAAAGAGTATTATCGGCAAGAGAAGTAAATGCAAAAGTAGGTTTAGCGATGTTTACAAAAATCGCTTTAGACAAGATTTTATCAAAAGGGGAAAAGAAGGAAGATGTATTAAAGTATGAGCCACAAGCTGTAATGGATATGCTTAACGATATCCACGAAAAACCATTAGTATTTACAATGGTGGACTTTGTTAGTGATACTTTAGTAGGAAAGGTTAGAGATAAGGTATTATCTAAAAGAAGAGGAGATAAGCTTGTTGATATGATTCAAAAGCTAAGAGACGGTCTTAAACCTTATGAAGTAAAAGAACCTAAGGTTGGAACTCACTTTGGTAAGATAGACTACTACCTTAATCAATTAGAAGGTATGGGTACTATGATTAAACTGATGTCTGAGAGTGCAAAAGAATTAGAAGGTAAGACAGACATCAAAAAGATGGATGAAAAGGAAAAGGATGAGTTAAAGAAAAAGCTAAAAGATATGATTTCTTATGCAAGAATTATATCATCTCTATTTAAAGAAAATAAAGATGTTGTAAAAGCGTATGAAACAGATGCAAAGGAACTTTTAGAAGTTCTTGACCCAAAGTCAAAAGAGGAAGAAGAAAAATAAAAAGTGGGGAGAAATCCCCACTATCACTTTAATACAAGGAGGAGAAAGATGAGTTTATTAACATTAATAGCAGCAACTGTAATGATGGATGATATAAAAAGGATTGAGAGAGAAAAGGAACAAAAAAGAATTCAAGATGCAAAAGACAGAGCTGATGACAGACTTAGAAGAAAGATAAGAATTCTTAAAGAAGAATTCGGAGAAGACGCTGTAAATAAAATAAAATTTTAATTAAGGTTTAATATATAAGGAGGAATAGTTATGAGTTACAATGTAAATGATTTAGAAATGATACAAGGATTTATTATAAGAAATGAAGCAGCTTTAAGAGAAAGTTTAAAATATGATACTTTAGATAAATTACAAAAAGAAATGGAAAGAGAAATATTATATACAAGACATATTGAGTCTGGAATGCCTAGAGTATTCATATCATCTCAAGAAGATGAAAAGAACTTTAAAGACTTTGGTATGGCAACTGGTATGGTAGCAGTTCTTGTGGATAAGAATGAAACTATTGATATACAAGGTATTAAGTCATCTAAGAATAGAATGACCGCCATGGTTATAAATGGTGTAGGACTTAACCAAATAGATGCAGAAGTATTGGGAGAGCTTATAGTTTATAATGACCTTATAAAACTTGACAGTTCTAAAGACTTAGTAGAACTTGCAAGAGCATATAGAGCAAGAGAAGTGCAAGATGACACTAAGGTTGTGTCTACAAGACCTGCACCAAAACCTACAGTTGAAAAGGAAGTCATAGATACAGCTAAGTTAAAAGAAATGCAAGAAGCTATGGACAAAGAGGCGGAAAAGGCTAAAGAAGCTTTGAATAAAGAAATGAAAGATGCTCAAAACTTATTAGGAGTCAAAAGCGTTGAAGATACTGTAGAAGACCAAGTAAATGCCGAAAAGAAGATTTTCAATTTCAAGATGAACTTAGATGCTCTTAAAGAAGATAATAATAATGTAGCACCTAAGCTTAAGAAAGCAGGAAGCAATGGTGTTAAACCTAAATTCACAGGATTTGAAAACCCACAATTTATGGCAGAAGATGGAAAGGTAAACGCGGAAGGAGTTCCACTTAAGTTTGCTCTAAATGATGTAGCAAAAGAAGCTGTAAAAGAAAAGGGTGGAAGTATAAAGCTTGAAACCATAGTAAGTCCTGAAACTTTAGAAAAGTTCACAAGAGGAACTCATGATGCAACTGAAGATGAGTTAAAGGCTTTAAATGAAGCTCCTACAACTCCTACACCTGTAGAAGATAAAGTACCTGATTTATCACATATATACTTTGTAGACGAAGATAATATGTTATCAGGGGTTTCAAGAGATGAAGAAAGTAAAGAATTTATAAGAGCTAACTGGGATAATTTAGTTGCTGATGGTAACTACATAGTTATAGAAAATGGTTCTATGAGAAAGCTTGATGGAAGCTATGAATTTACTTTAGAAGAAAGAGAATACTTAGTAGAGCAATTCAGAAACATAATAACAGACCCAAATCTTGATACAAGTCTTATTCCACAAGAAGTATTAGAAGTTATGGAAATGGAAGTAGAAGATTGGGATAATAATCAAGAAATAGATAATATAGATTAGGAGGACAATATGAAAAACCAAAAGTTTGTATTACATAAGGCACTGCTTGATGCTTACTATACACTTATTATAAAAAGAAATAAGTTAGAAGCAAGTCTTGAAAAGTTAGATATCAGTCCTGATATCAACGCTTGTTGGGAATACTATAAGGAATATAGACAGCAATACAAAAGCTTAGAAGAGGCTTTCATGTACTTAAAACGTACATCTGAAGCATATAAGCAAGGAATTAAGAAAAGATTAGTTAAGGGTAGTAAGGAAGAAAAAGCACACGGACTGTTTCAAATACAGTTCTGTGAATACGGAATTATACATGAAGGTATAGTATCTATATGTGAAGAGCTTGGTATACCTTACACTAAAGTAAAGGAAAAGCTGTATAGATTTATGCAACTCTATCACGGATTAGAACCTATACAATATGCAAATCCTGAAAAGGCTGATGTACCTATACATGAATTTATGATAGGTGCTTTAAGACAGCAATGGTTTCATAAAGCTTTTTCTATGAATGCTTTATCAACACTTGCTGATATCGTCAATAATAATGATATGAATATTATTGATGATAAATACATTGTACACAAGACAATATGGTAATGGTGGGATTTTCCCACCATTTCTTATAACACACGAAATGATAATGAATTAGGAGGACTAAGAGATGAATCGTGTGAAAAAACTTCCATTAGGTAAAAGAAAGTTAAGTAAGCCTATGGATAAAGAAGATATAGCAATATATAAAACTGCAAATATTATGCGTAGAGATATTTGTGATGAATTGAAAGATAGTTATTTGGCATATTCAGTTTCGGTTATTACTTCAAGAGCAATACCACACTTGAAAGATGGACTTAAACCGTCACAAAGAAGAATACTATATGTATTAAAAGATGCTGCGGATAACAGGAAATCTGCAAGAATAGTGGGAGATGTATTGGGTAAATACCACCCTCACTCAGATATGTCGGTATACGCAACAATGGTAAGACTAGCACAACCATTTAAGATGTACGTTCCTTACGGTATAGGACAAGGAAACTTCGGAAGTCTTGATAGTTCGGACGGTTTTGCGAGCCCAAGATACACGGAAATTAAGGTTAATCCTGAAACTCTTGACATATTCTTTAAGAATAATCAATTAGGAGTAACTTATGAGAAGAACTATGATAATACTTTAGATATACCTGAGCACTTAGTTCCACTTATACCTATGTCACTTGTGAATGGTACTTCTGGTACAGCTGTAGGATTCGCAACAGATTTCCCTGCACATAATCCTAAAGAAGTAATAGATACATATATAGCTTATATGAATGGGAAGTTGACTAATAAGAATATAAGAAAGTATTTAAAAGGTCCTGACCCAGTTATGCCTTGTTATATAGTAGATGATGTCAGTATTGATAGGGGATATCAAACTGGTAGAGGAAGTTACTATGCTATGCTACCATATGTAATAGAAGATGAAGGTAGAGGAAGAAAGAGAATTGTATTCACATCAGTTCTTCCAGATAAAGCAAAGGATTCTATGATTAATGAGCTTGTGCTAAAGTGCAGAGACCAGAAGAATCCACTATCACAGATGATAGCCGATATAAGGGATGAGTCGTCTAAAGAAGGAGTAAGAATCTGTATCATAACGAAAAGAGATGCAGATTTGAATGCTACTATAGAAGCACTTATAAATGCAAGATTTTGCTATGCTAAGTTCAATATATCAAATGTACTTATAGTAAATGGAGTACCTAAAAGACTTGGTATAATAGATATGCTTAAAGAGTTTCATAAAATGAATACTGAAACTTCTGTAAGACATCTAACTACTCTTAAAGAGAATAAAGAAAGAAGGCTACATATACTTGATGGTATAGAGCTTGTAATTGAAAACTATGATACAGTAATTGATATCATAAGAAAATCTAAAGGAAAAGAAGAAGCAAGGATTGCTCTTCAAAAGAAGTATAAAGGACTTAGTGATATACAAGTAAATGCAATACTTGATACTAAGCTATATACTCTTATAAATAAAGGGGATTCTATTAAGGCTGAGAGAAAGGTTATAAAGGAAGAAGTAAAAGATATTAACAAAAATCTCAAAGATATAGATGGATACATATTAAACTTATTAGAAGACTTGAAGAAAACTTTAAAACCGTATGCTAAGAGAAGATGTGAAATAATCAGTAAAATCCCAAAAACACCCGTTTAGAGATAAATTAAAGGGGGTTTTAAGATGACTGAAAGTAACATAGTACCTTTTGAAGATATAGAAAATCTATTTGCTCCGCAAATAAGAGCATCTTTTGATGAGGTAAAAACTGCTACTGCCAATTTAGAAGTTGCAAACTATGCAAATTCAAAAGCTACACTTATAGCTTACGCATCTGGTAATATAACTCAATATACAGATGAATACATCAAGCCCGACGATTTCTTGTCAAGACAGAAGTTCTGTCAAGATTTCGTCGTTGAGCTTGATAGACTTATAGAAGAAACTTTTTTTGTGGAAGTTCGTGCTGATGATTTAGAAGAGCTTTTTAAGATTTATGAACTATTTGTAACTCAAAGATTTACTACTATATCTAAGATACTACTGTATTATATAGTAGAGAAGTTTGGATATGAAGTTATAGATAATACTGAAGAAGCTTCAAGCCTTGCAGTAGAGCTTTTAAATAAGATAGAAGATACCATCGATTTAACTGAAGCATTTGATGATTGGTACTTAGAAAGATGTAAAGAGTTTCATGATAATATATTCTTTGAAACAGCAAGACAAAACTTCTTTGAAGTATTTACATATCAAGAAGGAATGAATATAGCTGAGATTATAGCAAACCCAGTTGTAATCAACTCAGTTAAATCACAAATAATATACGGAAGAGTATGGATAAACAACCAAAAACTTAAGGAGGAAATAAATGGCTAAGAAAACTAAAATTGATAAAGGAAGTGTAGATACTAAGATATTACAAGACTGGAGAACTAAAATAGGAGTTGGACCTGTTATGTTTACAATGTTTATGAATGATGCTAATGATACATTGAAGAAACTTGAGGGTCGTGAGCTTATGGACCAAAAACTTAAGTTTGAAACTAAACTTAATAGAATAAATGCTCTTGCAATAATCGCTATGAATGAAAGAGGAAACGAATACGAAAAGAAGCTATCTTATGATATAGCTAAAAGAGTATTCTTTGATAGTATAAATACTATGACTATGACTTGGGAAGCATTTGAAGATAGAACTTCTCACATGCACGTGAAAGAAGGTATCAAAACTGTGTATGATACTTATAACTATTCTAAGCTTATCAAAGATAGTCAAGTAGCAGATGTATTACCTAAATTCGATGCTTTAATAGAGTTATATAAATACTGGTATAATGATACACCTAAAGATGATGAAGCTAGATGGAACGTTGCTATGCAAATATCTGATGTAAGAAAGGCTATAGCTGAGAGAAAATTCAGTGGTTTAAGAAAATTAGGAGCTATGACATCTGAAGAAAAAGAAGATATCAAAAAGGAATACTTAGTTAAGTTTGAATATGATGAACTTGCAAAACTTCACCCAAATATTAAACCTAGAGAATTAAGTAAAGAAAATATAATAGAACCTAAAGACAATATTGATATTGCTTATACTTTAATAAATGATGGACTTATAGTAGGTATGGATATCTTAGCAGCTTTAGAAGGACTTTGTATGCAACTTGGTATTATCTGGAATGATAAAGATATAGTAAATACTGTAGATACTTCTATTGCTATTTTACAACAATATGTGGACGATTTGAATTTAGATGTAGATAAATTCAATATGGATATAACTGAACCTAATATCCAATCTATTACAGATACAGACACATTATTTAAACTTATGGATACTTCTCAAAAATTTGCACTAGATTGCTTTACTCCTGAGTATATCTTTAATGCTATAAGAAGATATAAGAAGTTTAATAAGAATGTAGTTGTTGATGGTGTACTTGATGAGAAAGTAGAACCATCTCCAGATTGTAAACAATCGGCAGATAATATGGCATTCTTAGGTGTTATGGGTGTAAGACAGTTACATGATAGACTTGTATCTAACTATGGAGATAAAGAAGAAGTAGTAGAAAAAGATGAAGCTGGAGAAGAAAAGAAAGTTGTAGATATTAAGTTAAATGGTAAGGTTATAGTAGCGTCTATTATCTATCACTTATTCATAGAAAGAATAATGAAGAACTCTAAGTTCATAAGAGGTTTAGAATGCTTATTTAACGGATTCTTACCAGTTACAGGAGCTGTATGGGAATCATTTGCTCAAAAGCTTGATAAGGCTGTAGAAGACGTCACAGTTAAGTTTGATGAAGATATGCTTAAAACTTATAAAGAATCTATGGGTGTTAAGATAAAGGATTATACAGAACCTACAGAAGAAGCTGAAGAAATATTAGAAGAAGTAGACGAAGAAAAGAAAGAAGAAGAAGTATCTATTACTGTACCTGAAGAATTAGTAAATCCTGTAGCTAAAGAAATACCTAAGATTTTAGAAGCTGTAAAGGAAGAACTAACAGGAGAATCTGAAAAGGTTGTAGAAGAAGGAGCTTCTGATAAGATAGACGAAGTTGCAGAAATTGAAGATACTCTAAGAGAAAAACTACACGAAGAACTTACAGCACTTGGAGTTGAAAAGAAAGAAGAACTAGATGAAGAAGGAAAGAAAATCTTAGATGGTATTCAAAAGAAAGTAAGTGATACTTTAGAAAATATAGATGAAGTTGAGAAAAGGTCTAAAGAAGCTTTAAAGGAAATTATGGAAGAAACAGAAAATGAATAATTGGAATGTGATAAACTCTTAAGTGAGTTTATCACTACCTTTATTTAAAGGGGGGGATTATGGATAATTTTCACGAGAGTATAAAGAATAGATTACAGAATATAAGAATTGAACTAGCTAAATGTAGAATCTTAAAGGAGGATAAAGAAGATGTCGAAGAAGTCAACGGGGATAGGAAGCATACTAAGAAAGGAAGTAAGAGAAAGGGAAAGAGAAAATAATATTTTTTATAGAGTTCCAAAGCTGGATATAAGTGATAGTAATAAGACTACTTATAGTATAACTGGGGTTACATCAGATGGGGAAAGACTTGTAGGACATATTGAAGTATGCGATAGAAGTAGTGCTAAATTGCCAAAGAAACTAAATGGTAGCGGTGGATTACTATTTGGTGGTGTAAGTCCCGATTACATAGCACACGGTCTACAAGATGATTTAGAAAGAGCTATGAAGCATTCTGAGAAGATACATCATGACTTATCTGAAGTAATGCAAGGTGCAACTCTAGCTCCTAGAATGGTTGATGGTAAAATCATATCTATGGATTTATGTAAGGACGCTTGTAACCATAAATGGTCATTCGATGCTGAAATATGTAAATTGACAGGAGGAGATGAGATGCTAAAACATCAGTCTGCGTTATCTGCTGTTAAAGAGATAATGAAACAAAATACAATACTATCACTTACAGATGAGCTATGTAGTCTTTCAAATCAAGGGGTATTAACTCAAGAACTATTTGAAGAAAAGAAAAAGAAGATAGAAGATACTATAGCTTCAATGTCTGAAGAGTATAAAGAAATGAATAAAGCTGTATATAGAAAGATAGAGGAACATCTTAAAGTAATAGGAGAGTCACTAGGAGATGAGAAGTAAATGGAAATTACAGATATAAAAGTAGTGAGTAAAAAGAGTTCAAGAAAATTTTTTAAATCTATATGGATAGGCGTTAATAAGAAAGAGAGAGCACTTAGCTATCTTGATACTAAAAAGATATTAAGAAGAGTGCCTAAAAACATTATGAAGATAAGAAAGTATTCAAAAACGATTACTTGTGTTTTTGTTATGAACGATGAGTATTTTAGAATTTTTCATGATGAAAAAATACTATCTGTATTTGATACATTAGTTGAACCACACCGTATTAAAAAGAATAATAAATCTTGGGTTAAATATAAAGCTATAATGAAGATACATGATTAAAGGAGAAAAGATTATGAGAAATAAAGGATATTCAAAGTGCAATACCATAACTAAAGCTATGAGAAACTTAAATAAAAGGTCAAGAGTATTCTTAAGCTACAATGACCTTAAGAAGATATGTAAATGTGCACCTAGAGATATTATGAAGATAAGAAAATATTGTAGGACTATTAAGTATACATATCTACTACGTTTAGATTATTTCAAGCATGTGCATAAAGCTGATGTTGTAGATTTGTGTAACTCAACATTTAGTGCAGCTTATCTTAAAGCTTGGCGTAAAGTTCCTACTAAGTATGACATAGTTGTACTACTTAGAGATAATGATGATGTTTACGATTATAAAAGATTGGTATATTAAAGGTTTATGGCGGGGTTTCCCCTGCCATATAACTGTAGTTTACTTTAAATACATCTCTTTAATAATATCAACGATTGCGACACGCACGTATGAGTAATAATAATGATATCTTTATGACATCAGTATACTGTTACATATTTTACATCAAGAAAACTTTCTTATCTGGACTTTCGAGTGCATCTTTTTTCTCATTTAAAGAAGATATAATCATAGTATCCAAATCATTTGTCGTAAGTGCAACAAATGTTTCAGCTCTTGTATTTATCTGCTTAATAGATAAAGAAGCAAAGTGATTTATGTCTCTAAACCTTGCTTGTTTAGATTTATCCTTTCTATCTGCAAGAAGTATAGCTATCATGTATTCGTAATAATACAAAGGAACATCCAGTTCCATATTCTCACGGGAAGCATTCATATATGCTCTGTATACATTTTGATATTCCATATCTTCAAGTATCTGTCCTTGTAAGAATAGGTTATTTATTATCTCTTGATTTGATATAGACTCAATCATATTATTAGAAGCAAATATATCGCCCTTTTCATATATAAGTCTGTATCTATCTTCTTCTTCTATATAACTTGAGAACTTTGTTTTTGTTGATATACACTGAGTTACATCAAATGCGTCTTTGGGAGAGTAAATCTTCCCAAAGAGCATTACAACTGGTTCAGTATGTATATTTACTACACACTTCTTAGGAGTATGAAATTCAAAAGGTTCTACGACATAGAAGTTAGCATCTTTTGTATCAAGTCTTAAGTAATCTTTAAAATTCATTTAAACCTCCTTATTATAATTGACCGTCATGACTATCAAGGTCATTAGTTGGGTGTGGACTATCATGTTTTATTCTCTTGTAGATAGGATTAAGTCCTATATATTCTCTAGCACACATATAGTTGAATGGTATATTGTATTTAGCATAGTTACTACCTTTACCAGTAATAGTTTTGTACAGATTACTTTCTTTACTAAAATTAATAATTCTATTATAGAAGTTTTCATTATTGTAAGCATATCCATATCCAACTTTATATTCATCTTGTACATTATAAGTATAAGCTGTACTCCATCTTGATTGGCTATTTCCTAAAGCTGCAAGTCTCATAGGTGGAAGTATCCATCCTCCAAAGTTACGAACATATACACCATCTAAATATAATGTATTGTCGCTTCTCCATTGTTTATTTATAGGTAGTGGCGATATCATATTTCTTGTAACCTTTTTAAATAGTTCCATTACCTTATTTTTATCATTGACTTTAGTTCCGTCTATTTGATTCATAAGAAAATCTTTACTATAAGCAAATTCTGAATTGATATTAAGGTATTTGATATCATCATTTTCATGAAATGGTCTTTCTGGTCCCATACCAAGTTCGGCTGTTACAAACTTATCATTATCGTATTCTATATATCCCGGCATTAAATATATTGGACTTCCAGTCACCATTTGTCCTTTATATATCAAATTAGGAAGTCCTTTCGGTACAGATATCTTCATATTGAATCTAGCATTGTCAGAATAATCATATGATGTACGACAGTACATATCACCTTTATTATATTGTGTAGGATGAAGTCCTAATTCTTTGAAGTTCCCAAATGTAATAGTTATAAATCCTACTCTTTTAAGACCATCTGTATCAACAATAGTCTTTTCTCTATCTAAGTGTACATCTAATTTATTTTCTTCTTCAAACCCAATATACACAGTAGGGAAGTTTTGAATATATGTCATAGCGTATTGTGATGATATAGTTCCAGTACCATATCCACCACTATTTGAACTTGACCCAACCATACCCTTTGTAATACCCCAAATCATGTCTTGACTTGTTACTAGGTTTATTCTTTCTGGTTCATATTTTACAGCTTCTAGTTGCTGTTCGCTATTAAAGATAAGCTTTTTGATAGCAAGAAGTTTTTCAACTTCTTTTAGAGTACCGTCAGTTGTATTGAAGAAACTAACCTTTGTCTTATAACTATGATTTCCTCTACTATTTCTATGTCTTGTAAAAACTGAATAAGTTCCAGCTCTATGGTCGGTTGTATCGCCACCCCACATCGTCATTAGTGCACCTTTAGTACCAATAGCACCACCCGGCATTCCGTTATTATATCCAATAAACATATACGGTTCTTGAAATATTTGCTTTTTATTTCTAGTATCATCATCTAAAACACGTCTTGCGACTTGGTTGTAATCTTTATCACCACTATTCATATAGACAGTAGCATCATAATTCAAAAGTGCTGGACGCTGTACGTTTTTACGTTGCAAATAGTTTATCTCTATATCTAAATTAAGTATAGCCTTTATATAATCCTCTTTAGTTACACTTTCTGTATTTCCATCATCTATATATACGGGTATACGAATCTTATTAAATTCCTTTGTTTCAGAAGCAAGTACCTCATAAATATATGTGCTTTCCGTTTTATCATAAAGTGTATCCATAGCACCAAGGAATGAGTATCTTCTATCTTTTATAGATAAAGATTTTAAGTTGTCTCCTTTAAACTCAAACGAGCTTTCTGGAACCTGTACGTTTGTTATATTGTATTTATTGTAATTATGTATATATTTCTCTCCACCTATTTTAGACCCCAAAATAAATTCAAGGGACCTATAAATAGATGAGTCACTCTGTCTTAAGTTATGTAAGTCGAAAACGTCAAAATTTGTAAGACGATCTTCTTCGGTGTAATTATTATATTTTTCTAAATAGTATAGCATATTATTTCCAATCCCCCTCTTCTGGATTCATATACGAGTCGTATAGTTTTGGGTTGAATACCTCTCCATTTTCACCATCCCAGTGCATAGCACGTCTTTCTGGAGGTAATAAGAATCCATTGAATCCACCTATACTTTTTATATATCTTCCAAATGGAGACATATTTTCTTCGTACTCTATAGTTCCATTAGTCCACCACGATTCTCTAGCTTCAATACTACAGAATCTTATAAATGGACGTAAGTAAGCATTTCCCATACTAGAACCATTTCCAAATCTATCTTGTTCGGCTCTCGGATCTGTCCAATTTTTATTTCTGGAATTTAAAAGATGAAGAGTATGTGTGTTAGTCTGTCTTGTTGTCGTTCCCATATATAACTCCAAGAATCTGTACTCTCCATTTTTAAGTTTTAAAATAAGTGATGGTACCTTTCTAGGAATATAAATTTTACAAGTAAAAGCCTTTAAGAAATTTGCCCATAAATCAATATTCATAAATGTTTCTGGAGACAAGTCATGTACAGGAGCATCACCTCTACGTTTTATGAAGTTTGCTAAGTTTCCCGGCATGAAATGTTTAAACCCTCTATACGTCTTTATCACGAGCCAACCTACAATATTGTAACTACGTTTAACCTCATAATCGCGATGCTCATACGAATAAGAATTTGGATGTCCGAACTCAAACGTTACATTTAGCGGTAATGGGTAATCTACAGAATATTGAATGTGACTACCTTCCCCAGCTTCTCCACCATTGTAGTAGTTGTTAGCACCAATAGTAACATCTTTCTCTCTACTGGTACCAGAATATCCACCACGCATAAGTTTTAAGTATTCGTAATAAGACAAATGCTTAAATGATGTATCTGGTCTATAACATATTGAGTCATATATCATGTCTGCATGCGTAAATGTTTTAAACCTGTTTTTTGATTTAGCAAATGTCATCATGTACTTACAATGTCTACCAGACAATACATTAGGTATAGCATATTGTGCTGCTGTACCTGTTGCAGAATCTATGTGTTCAGAGTCTACACATTTTTGATAAGCAGTATCTATGGGTAGACTTTTCCATCTTTGAAGTCCAAATATATACGGTGGGTAAACATACGTATTTTCATATCTATTACCTTCGATTTTACTATCATCAACAGTATCTTCAGGAACAATAGTATCAAATTCTAGCTCTACACCTTGTATCTTAATGTCTTGTATATTATTGAAGTTAAAAAGTCCCCAGTTATCTCTTTCATACTCATTTCCTATAAAATCAATGTCATCATGTTTTACATATAATGGTATTCTGATACTATACTCTTCAAAATCTGAAGTCCATAATGTATCCCTTTTATCATATTTTAACTTTTGCATTACACTATGTAACTTAGACGATGCGTATGGTAAGTAACCTTTGTCATCTTCATAAGGTATAGCACGAGACAAATCTATAGTATACTTAGCCTCTCTAAAAGGAGAAGATTTGTCAGCTTCTTCCACTATAGATTTAAGAGATAAAGTTATAACTCTTTCATTTATTGTATTAACTTCAGTATCTCTAGTCTTAGTATAAAAGTCCGGTATTCTAGTTACGACTTTAATATCTTTACCGTCATTTCCTATTAAATACTTCTTACCAGTAAGCATAGCTTTAGCATTACTAATAGTTCTTAAATCTAAAAAGATACTATCGTTATAATTAAGATGTGTACCAATTAAAGCATTAATAAGAGGGTGCTGTATAGCAGCAACCTCTGTACGTAAATCGTCTTCTAAGCGATACGGTAATTTATCCATTATTTCATTACACCTCCTAAACATTTACCCCCTACATTTATTGTATTTAGCATACTTTGTAGTCTATTATCTTTTTTGTATTCTACACATTCAAGATACATAGTTCCTATATTTACGTATCCGCTAAATACACCACTTCTGTCAGAAAAACGTACCATGTACATGAAGTCAAGTACGTCATCCATCGGTGGTCTTAAATATCCACCATTATCTCTTATACGATATCTGTAAAAATCGTATTCTCCCCATCTTAAATCTGGAGACTTTTCATAAGATGTCATAAGTGATGGACGAATAAAACCAAGAGTTTTGTCTGTATCTTTAAATATCTCATTTGTCTTTATTTGTGATAGTGTTGGAGCAAAGTATACAGCTCCTTCTAAATTGCTATCAAACTGTATATTATTATCTAAAAAGCTCATCCTTTCTATATCGTTAAATTCTACTACAATCTTATTAGGGTCAAGTTTATTATCTTTTAACCAACCCCATTTCTTACCATCATCAACATCTTCAACAGCATCAGTTTCATTTCTTCTTCTTATTTTATAGAAGTTTCCACCTACACTCTTTTGGTGCTTAGGAGTTCTTAGAGTTACTCTAAAGAACGTATCATGTGGTCTAGTTTTCACATCATATGATGTGTATGGATTTGCTAAAGGTTCTTCCGCTGTTATAGCTTCCTTGTCATATACACCATCTTGAAGTGTAGAACCTACAATACCAGAATATGCTCTTAATATAAGATACCCAAATAAAGTCTTAGGTGTTCTCTCTTCAATATGGTGCGTATCTATAGGATTAAAGTTTTCATCAACTTTACATTGCACGAACTCAAAGTCTACAGCTATATCCATTGGGTTTGTAAGGTCTTCTGGGTCAGGAGCTATACCTTCAGGTACTATTCCTAGATTATCATTAGAAGTATCAGAACCACAATAGTTATATCCAAATGACATAGGAAACTCGGCTTCTGTATCGTATACCTTTTCAACATTTACCCATCTTGCAGGAAATGTTTCTTCAACACCCGGGAAATTTGGCTTTGTAGCGTATCCGTATGCGGATACTCTATATCTACAATGTCTATTAGGTCTTTTATTTAAAGAATATACATATCTTTTTACAGCTGTAGTAAAATCACCGGGACTTGCTGTTTTGTGTACTCCTATAAACTGTCCATTTATAGTATGGTATACACCAACACTTGGGTCAAACTCTTGTCCTTCTAAATCTTCTCCCGGAAATAATCCTCTACCTGTGACACTTATGTATGAGCTTTCCATATTCTTTGTGAAATAATCGTTACTCAAAGGACTAGGCATAAAGTCTATCTGTACATCTAAATCTCTTATGAAAGATACACTATTGTAATGTCCGTCTGTAAATATTGGTATCTTCCAAGTATTCACTCTAACCTTTGGTACATTAAGATGTCTTAATTTTTTTTCCTGTTCATCGTTGTCGGGAGAATACCACCTTGACTCATTAGGGTAATTATAAAGCCACTTTGCAAGAGACTTATCTTCTTTAAAGTGTTGTCTGCTATAAATATACGGCATACGTATTATATTCTTTAAATATGATAATTCGTTTGTGACATCGTAAACTGGTAATGGTGATGTATCAAACTTACAATAATATGTAGCGACATATTCTGCGTCTCTCATATTCTGTAATGCTAAATTTGTTAAGTTTAAAGGTATGTGGTATCCTTCCAGATAATACATAGAGTGGTCAGCTCTTGACATATATACATCTGCAGAAGAGCCACTACCATCCGTATGCAAAGGACTAACCTTAGCTTCAGGATTGAGAATGAAACTGCCGTCAACCACATGCCAATAATCTCTTCTTGTACACTTACCTAGCACAACATCAACAAATTCCATAAACTCAGCTTTAACATTATTCATCATATTCTTAAAATGTATATCTCTTACCACATTCTCAGCTACATATAAATTGGGTAAAGCCTTTAAGTTTAAGTTATAAGGAGAGTTATATGACGAACTTCCAAATATACTCATAATCTATCACCTTCCTATTTGTATAGATAGTAGTCAACTCTACAACTATCTTTTGTCACATCTGTATCAAATATTACATATATCTTTTCTCCTATTCTTTTCTTTAGAGTTGGTTGAGCAAAAGTATATGCACGAGATTCTCTATCTTCTATATATAGTCTATAACTTGAGACTTCTCTTTCATCACTACCTTTAGCTTTAATAGTTAAGTTTAAAACTCCTGATAAGTCAGACAAGTTCTTAACTTCTATTCTTGTACTTGCAGGTATTATAGCTGAATATTCAGAAGCTCCATTTAAGAAGAACACTGAACCTCTATCAACTACATCAGATTTATAAGTTGAATTTAAAGTAAATTCTTCAAACTCAACTTCAGTATTTGAAAGTCTTACTGTATTTTTAAGACACATATATAGTTTTCCATTATTTTTATCAATATAAAGTCTTCCCTTTTCTTTATTTCCTACATCTTGTATATGTAGTATAGTTCCATCTGCAGAACCTACATCTACACCAAGAACTGAACCTAAAAGGAATTGAAGCTGAGCTATTTGCTCCCAAGCTTTCCCAAGTCTATGAGGGTTTCCTTTAGTATCGTGTGGAGATAAATCAAGGTTACGTTTAAGTGTATTCATTTAAAAACCTCCTTTAAAATTACTAAAGGGGTGTTTTTGAATGTTTCGACCTCGTTTTTTTTTTGATTATATATAATAAACATAGAAGACAAGAGTAAACTCAAAACGGTTGAGAGCTCGCTGTCAAAATTTAAAATACCGGGAGGTAAAGACATGAAGTATTTATATATTGAAAGTTGGACTAAAGCAAATAAAAACGGTTATGATGTTATAGCTATCAACCACAACCTTGGTGTCATAGATATAATGGATTTCCAATATACTATGAGCACACAAGACCTATTAGAAATTTTAAAAGAAAACTTTAAAACACACACACTATTCATGGTGGATGTGTAATGAGAATTGTTACAAACAATATCAAAGGAGGTAGATATAAAGTAAAATATGTATAGGGGTTCATCCCCTTATTTTTTTTTCTACAATCCGCTAAGCATTATTATAAAAGGAGCGTGATACTATGACTGTAACTGTAAAGATGTATTATATTCAATTTTCACAAGATATGACTGATGAGGAAAAAAGACTTACAAAGATATATAACTGGCATATCCATCAATCTATATTATCATTAAAGAGACATTTTGTTCGTGATGGAATATTAGTGGTAGACGATACTGAGTATAATGATTTTGCTGATGTTGTTGATATTGTAAGTCATACATTTATATTAAATGACAAGTTCTTATCTAATGAAATGTATAAAAATATGTGTGGTGATATACTACCAGATTCAATACCAGAAGTATACAAATTTACAACTAGATGTGATATTACTGTAGATAATGTAACTGTAACTAAGTTTATAACGTATGGTACAGATACAAATAAGCATAAATCTAAGTATAAATATTATTGCTATTATGAAATAAACGATAAGAACTTTAGTAAATGTCGTAATATAAAAGATATCTAATAATAACAGCATTCTCTTTTATTACTATATATTATTAACGAAGTAGTACAATAATATAAATTTGGAGGTCAAATTATGAGAAAAGAAGTTATTAACGATTTAAGAAATGCTGTGGTAGGTTTTGGAGAAATCTTGGATTATGCTATTGATGAAAAGAATAGCAGATGCAATGTCTTAATTATTCGTGGAAGCGAATATTTGAGAAATGGTTCGGGGTATTTAACTGATGAAGTAAATGCTGAGTTATATGTATCTATGGTACACTTTAACTCACTAAAGGGTATTGATACTATAGTTATTAATACCAATAAAGTTGGGGAAGGACTATTTGGTAAAGATACAATAAATGGTCTTGTAGAAGCACTGGACCCAATTCTTGAAAAAGAAGTAGGACATAAGCATCATTTCCACATGTTTGAAAGAAAACGTGATGAAGAAGTGACTGAGAAAGTTACATTCTTTGAAAGGTTATCTAAGTATTTTGAGTTTGAAATTAAAGCCAATAGATTAGCTTTAAGAGATAAGATTATTATGATGTATGTCTATAATAATCTTTGTAAGCTTATGGACAATGATGATGAGTATAACTCAGCTAAAACGAAAGAGTTTCATTATTGGACAAATGACAAAAGATACAACTACACAAAAGGTAAATTTGAGAAAATGCTTACAGTAAAATAATAATAAATGGGAGACAAAGTTCTCCCATATTTTTTAAAAAGGGAGTGATTTAAAATGTATGACAAAGATGATTTAAAAATGTCGTTAAAAGCTTATTCAGAAATGAAAGACTGTAATCTTATGGGGTTTATACCTATACTTAAAAAGGCTTTGAGAGAAAGACTTAAAGAAAATGGTATTCATGAGATGCCACCACTTGTTGATGAAAGTTTACAAGATATAGTGTCTAAGTGTACCAGTGTAACTGTCGTGGGTACAACAGAGCCTACAAAGATTGAATACAATATAGAAAAGATGTGTGGTGTCTTTGATATATATTTTGATAAGCTTGTAAGTGTTATAAATTTTGAAAATGCTAGACATAATATGATTATAGATGAAATAAAGAAAAAAGAAGAGAAACCTAAAACTTTCTCTAAGGTTTCAAGAATAATATCGAGAGTTAATGAAAGCAGGACCGTAAATTATCCTACATATCATGAGTGGGGATGGTTTGATACAACTACTGAAGATATAAATAAAATATTAAAAGATAAGACATTATCTGAATATGAATTTGAGGTAGAGTTTATATCAACTGATACTATGTCTATAGCTGAAGGTGAAGATAAATTTAAAGTAATAACTGTAATGTATTTTAAACTTACAGAATATATACCAGATGAGGAGTAGTGATATAAATGGAAGAAAAAGATAAGATAGAAATAACGGTATATAAAGTTGAAGGAGTTGCACCCGGAGATATGAGAGGAAGTTCATTTTTCTCAAATTTTAGGTCTCAAAATCCTGAGATATTATCATTTCTTTGTATGTGTGAATACTTTAGAATTGGTAAAGATGTAAGAGCTTGTCATCTTAAAGCTTTCGATAACTTTTCTATTGTAAACTTTATAAGCAAGATTTCTGAAAAGTCATATGATGATAACCACGTTATACTTATAGCAAAATATAACGGTATAGTTGCAGGAGAGCTTATAGGTTTACTTGATGATTGGGGAGTAAACGAACCTGCTGTCGAATCTTTGTATGTAGAAAATAGTTTAAGAAAAAGAGGTATTGGTAAGGCTTTAGTTAAAGAGTTTATAAAAAGAGCTGAAGAATATACTAAGAGAAACTTTATATCTGAAAAGGAGCACAACAGTATCTCAGTCAATATATATGGATATAATAAGGTAGCAATAGGCTTATTTAATAAACTAGGATTTAAGTCTAAATATAATGGTAAATTTAATGTACTTAATACATATACAAAAACTTTAAATAAATAGGAGGAAAAAGAAATGAATGTAGAAAAATTTAAAAATTGTTTGGAAGAATGTCTTAATGAAGGTATGGAAAAGAATTTAGGATTTTATAAGCTTATAGAAAGATTTCATGGAACTCTTAGATTATTTATTCAAGAGAACTATCGTGAAAGATATAAGTTTATTATAAAGAATGAAAATGATGAGCTTATCCATGAGATTGTAAGAACTATAGTTGACAGAAATGTATACTATAATGATAATGACGATGTAACCATAGATGATACAAATAAGGGAATATTATTTGAAGATTTAATTAACTTTGCAACTAATATAATTGATGTAAAGAAGATAGCTGTAGAATACGATGAAAAGGATAGACAGGCACTGCTTGTTTTAGATGCTTCATATAAAGAACTAGAAGAAAGACTTACCAAAGAGCATATAGAACTAGCTCAAAAGATATTAAGACTTGAAAACTTTAAAGCAAGTACAGTATGGCTTTCTATAACAGATGATGAAAGATATATGTTAGAAGAGCAAAGACAGTATATGGGACAATATGCTGAAGCTTTAAGAAGAAGAATTGGGTATTATAGAACTCATAGATTATAATATAAATAAGTGCTGTAGCTTAGGTTACAGCATTTTTTTTTTGACTATATATTATAAACAAAGAAGACAGAGAAGTAAACTCAAAGGGTGAGAGCTTCAACCTGTCAAAAATTAAAAGACTGGGAGGTCAAGAAGATGACAAAGAAAGAATTATTGAATGCTGTAAAAATGGAAATTGAAGGGATTGGTTTAACTTGGTTGGGAAGAAGAACTAGAAATTACACAGAAAAATTAAATGTGATTTTTATTTCAACTGACTTAGAAATGTTAGGTAATCCAGTAGAAAGTCTATTAGATGCTTATGGTTTAAGTAGCTATTTTGCTATGTCTGAAGATTCTGATGTTATACTTGTCGGTGTCAACAGAGAAAAGTTAGCAAATAGTGAAACTGATAGAGCTGTGGATAACTTACCTAAGGTTATATTAGATATAGAAGACCCTGACAAAAATGTTCGTTATACAAGTGTGACTATGTGGGGAAGTATTGAAGGTGGTATTAGAAGTCTTGGAAGTAATACTAATACTATTCTAAACTATCAAAACTTCTTAGCGGACAGGTTTGAAAGTGGGACTTTGAAAAAGGGTGATATGATAAATCATGTCATTCTTCATAGAACTTTTGTCAACTACGTACTAGCTGACAATAATTTTGTGAAAGGTGTTAAAAATAATTCATATTCTTATTGGAATATGAGAAAAATAATGGAGTACGTGAATCAACAACACGTAGCTCTATTTAATGACTTATCAAACTAAGAAAGTATTGGCTGGGATATTCCCAGCCTTTATTTTTTTTTTATGTTCCTGAGAAAATATAAGTATATATAATATATGTAGTAGCAATACTAATAAAAATTTTAAGGAGGAAAATTATGAAAGAGTTACACCAAGACACAAAAATGATTAAAGGAGTATTAGAGGAATTTGCTTCTTGTCATTACTCTAATCTAGTTAAGGCTCTACTGTCGTATGAGTTAAGCTGTGATGATGAGGATATATTACAAGAGGCTTATGACGACCTTATGACAAAAGACGGGGTTAATCTTATCTCAGATGAATTAAGAGATAAGGTAATATCACTTATGGAAGAAAAGAAAGGGGAATAGTTATGTTAGTGTCATTTAGATTTAAGCAGTTTACAGATGATATGGAAGAAGTAGATAGACTTAGAACTGTTAAGCACAATTTCATATTAGGAATAATAATAAGAAGATTTAAAACTGTACTAGAGTCTACACATCATATAGTATGCGATAGCATATATACTATGGGTCCAACTGAAAAGAGCAAAGCAAAAGCTTTAGAGCATACATTTGAAATAGATGGTGCTGACTATAAGGGTTTATTTAATACTATGAGAATGATTATGAAATTTGACCTTGTAAAAGATACAATACTTAAAGAATTACAAGAAACATCATTTTCTTTCGATATGAACTTAAATACTAATAGACTATCAGCTGATTATAAGCTTATAGCAAAGAACTTAGATAAAGACCATATCGGTATATTTGTAGAAAATGTTGTTTATAGTGATGTGTGTGAAAATGTTATAATACCACAATATGTGGCTACAGTGGGGAGTGATATAAAATGAAGAATTTAACTAAAAAAGGAAAGATTTGACAGAGTGTTAGCTGAATTAAAAGCAATAGAAGGACTTGATATTATTGCAAGTTATTACTATGACCATAAAGAGTTATATGCTGCAAGTGGAAAAGAAAATATGTATGGTAAAGCTGATTTCTTAGACTTATCTATCGTACTTGTAAATCCTATAGCAATAGCTGGAACTGATAAAGAGGAAATTATAAATGATTACGATACACTTGTAGACGCTTCACTATATGCAGCACTTTGTGGAGAAATAGGATATTATTTTGATAATCCAGTTATCGTAGCTTTTACAAATGAGTATACAGATGAAAAGACTGTACATGAAGTTCAAGCTATCTATAAGACATACTTTAATAAGAAGGGAGATATTGCAGATGGATATATGGAAGTTTGCAATATATTCAGTTTAAATATGCTTGGGGATTCTTGTGATAATTCAGTTCTATTTGAAGATGAGTTTAAGATTACAAGTGATACAGACTTCTTAAACTATAGAGCCACTCATAACTATGGAGAAGGATATATGATAAGAAAGCTTATAAGAGATGTCACAAGACAGGTATGGAATTATATGAAAGGTCCTGAAGTTTCAGCTGATAACTTTATTGAAATACTTGCAGATGATGGAGTAAACGCTCTTGCAGCAGAAATAGCAAGTAAAGTGCATAAAGAAATGGGTTCTAATATACTTAATGATAAGATACTTACTGAGTTTATAATAAATGAAGATTATATTCCAGAAGACCCAGTTATAGCAGAAGCAAAGAAAGCATAGGTGATATTATGGATAAAGGTAATTGGTGGAATTACTTCTTTAAAGATAGAGTAAAGGCTTTAGATGAGCTTAACTTATTCTATAGAAGAAAGTGGAATAGTATTAATTGGATGGGTAAAGTATATGATGAAGATTTATCTCCTAAAGATAAATGGAGTAAGACACTGAAAATTTTAAATGACATAGCTACCGATAACACTTACCCATACCGTATCTTGTATCGTAATGTACCAATAGAAGAGGATAGTGATAATTGGCATAATGTATTATTTACTAAAAGTGAAATAGAAAAAGAGCTTTTAAATGTATTTAAGAACTATCCTAAATATTCAGCTCATACCGATGAAGGTATTAAAAATGATGAACTATATCAAAGTATGGTAGCTCTTATGGGATTTATGCAAGATACAGGAGCTTATTATGGTGTACTAAGAGTCGGACACTATATGGATGATGATGTAGTAGAAGCTTATGTTATGAGTGATAAAGATAGATATAATTCTATAATGTCTAATCTATTACTTAAGTATGACAATACCTTTTCTAAGTTATATGATATTGACAATTTAGATAGCGATATAGATAGCATCTTAAATCTTGAAGATAAAGATGAGATGAAAAGAAAGATAAAAGAATTAGTTCTATCTAACTGTACAGCAATATTTAATAAAGATAACTCTACTATATCAGACTTAAAAGATGGTGTTGTAAAGTTTATAAGAGACTTTAAAAGAGATAATAAAGAAGTCTTTGAACTAGCAAGTCTTATAGGAGATAATGATGAGACATCTAGTGAGTATTACTTAAACAAACTACAACGTTATATAGACAATAAATAAAATATTGGCTGGGTTCCCCCAGCCTTTATTTTTTTTTATCCTCTTTGATTGATACCTTTTGATTTCATGTTTTGAAACTCTTGAACTTCGACAACATCAAATTCCATTAATTGATGATGGGGTGAGTCTATTCTTTTCCAGTCTCTACCATGTTCCATTTGAAGACCTAACATTTGTGCACATAACTTCGCATGTTCATAAATAGTTTGCCATCTAGGGTCATTTGCAGGGTCAGTATTTTTCCATCCTACATAATATACATCAACAGCATGTCCATATCCATCTCTTTGGATTTGGTGCATAGACACAGATTTAATACCATCAACCCAAGTGATTATAGTTCCGGGTTTAGTTCTACCACGAGAGTAGTATTCTTGCTGAGTTTCAAGAGTTCTTACTCCTTCAGATATAAATATATCTACAGGACAAGTAGCAAGCATATACCCAAGCCATAATTGTAACTTAGGGTGTATTCCTTTAGTTCTTTTCTTAAAAGTATCAGAAGCACCATTCATTTGGAATTTATTTTCAGTTGTAATTTCCATATTTATTACCTCCTTTATTAACTATTGGGCTTGTTTTATGCTACCCCTTTCGGGGTAGCGTGTTGGGAAGGGGTAAAAATTTTTACAAGACGGGAAGAAACTTGTGTGTCTCTTCCCTATATATAAATCCTAAAAGGTAGGAATTCTATAACCAAGCTAATTACAAATATATGTTAAAAAGCCCACTAAAAAACCCAAAACGAACAAATCGGTAGATAATTTTTAAAAAATAAATAACTATAGGAGGTAAATATAAATGGCTATATTTTATTATACAAAACAAATGTTCCCACATACTTACGTGGAAATAAATGACTATAGCGAAGTGAAGTTACCATCTTCTCCACTAGATAATACAAATAGACAATTATCGCCAGTGTTTGCAGATATGGGTCCAGATGATAGAATAATGGTTGTTACTATGGAATCTCAATTTACTGAGCTTTATGGAAAACAAACATTCAAACGTCATGGTCTTATAGGTAAAGCTATAATCAAAAACCTAAGAGCTGGTGGTTGGACATATGTTAGAAGACTTACTGATGAAAAGTCTAAAAATGCCAATGTGTCTTTAAATGTTCGTATCACTCCAGCTGATACTACTACACCTAAGAAGAAATACTTCATTATGAAAACTGGTGTTTGGCAAGACGCTCAACCTACTGACGGTACAGCTAATACTGACTGGGTTGAAGTATCTTTAACTAAAGCTCCTACAATTTCATATGCTCACGAAAATCACCAAAACTTAAAGAGAAAAGCAGATGCTGAGCTTATCGCTCCTTCAAAAGATAGCGATACTGATGTAGTTCCTGCTTATGTTCTTATGAGAACTGGTGCTGGTATCTTAGGTAATAAGACAGAAGTTGTATTCCAAAAGATGAGAACTGTTTCTTCTAAAGAAGATAACATTTATCAAATGGATGTAATCTTATCTGAAAACCAAAGAGAAAGATACAAAATAAATGCTGTTGAAGATTCAAGATATGATGTTGTACCATTAAACATCAAACAAGTTTTGAATAGCCAATCTTATCAATTAAATGTACATGCTTCTGAAGCTAACCATACTAAACTTGCTGAACTTGTAATAGCAGCTTTAGGAAAGTTAGAAGAAGATTTAGAAACTGCTATCGGTGGTCTTGGAGCATCTGCTCTTGCTAAAACAGCGATAGAAGGAGAACTTGCAAAAGTTCAAATCGTTAAAGCTGCTCTTGAAGAAGATGATATTCCAGTTACAGCTTTATGTACAATATTTGGAAGAAATGGAAGATTCGGATTCTTCTCTGACTTACTTGAAGACCAAGCTACTTATATAGATAGAGTAAGACTTGATAAAGGTACAAACGGAGAAATCTTAAAAGGTAAATTCGATTGGAACTTACAAGTTACTGGTCCTACTGGTAATACTAAGATATATGAAGACTTATGTAAGAGCTTCTTTGAAGGAAGACTTGAACCAGTTATCTTAGACTTCAATGAAGTCCCAGCTGACGTTATATACGACGTTGGATATCCAGTTCCTGTAAAGGAAATGATAGGTAACTTTACATCTATTCCAAAAAGAAGAGACATAATTGCTACTATTTGTCCAAGCAAGATTCAATCTATTGCTGAGCTTAAATCTTTTGATGAAGGATTTAAAATGACAAACTACATGTGTCTAAAAGAAGTAAACTGGGCAGATTACTACGACACAGATGAGCAAAAGACATTAAATGTACCTATTACATATTTAATGATTAATGCTCAAGTAGAATTCGTTAAAGATGGATGGTCAAATCCTATTCTTGCAAATAGAATAGTTGGTGGACCTATTGCTGGTACAATAACTCCAGTTATCAATATCTTAACTGATATTGAAGACAAGACTTATCTTGTAACTAATGGATGGAACTATATAAGCTCTTCTAAGATGGGATATTTCTTAGATGGTCAAAAGATGGCATCTGCTGACCCTTATAAAGTATCTATACTTCAAGAATATCATAACGCTTTCTTAATTGGAAGAATTATGAAGAAGATTACAGATACATTAAATAGAAATAGACACTTCTTACAAAAAGAATCTGAAGTTGCTACAGTACAAGCTATAGTAAATAAAGACTTAGAAGAATTTAGAAGTAAATGTGCAAGTATCGTTTATAATGCTTATTATGAAGATACATTTGCTCAAGCAGAAGGGTTATTAACTCACTCAGTTGATTTAACTCTATTCGGTTCAAATAAATCACATAAGTTAGAATTAAATGTCTACAGACATTTAGTTGAAAATGCGTCTTAAGGAGGGAGAATAAATGGCTTTTGATTATTTCGGAAATAAGATAACACAATCACAAGGTGATGGAGTCAATCTAAAATCTCACCACCTTTATGATATAACAGCGAATGATTTCCACTACTTAAAACCCGGTATAGTATCAAGAAGAACGCTAAATGCTCTTCATCACTATACTACAGGTCGTGGAGTATTCGTGCCAACTCAAATGGCTGCGTTTATGGAATTTGCTTTTCCTAGAGAAACAGCGTTCTTTAGACAAATGCTAATGGTTGCATCAAACAGACTTGAATTCGTTCAAGACAGACAAGCAGAAATAGGAACTAAAGACCCCGGTGTTGAAGGATATCAAATGGATTACATTTCTAAAACTTCAGGACTTGCAAGAGAGTTCACAATCAATATGGTTGCTGAGCTTGATGGCGGATTCTATACTTTCTATATGACTAACTGGATTGAAGGTTCGTTATCTATAAGAGACGGAGTAACACACATGTTCGGTTTCCAAGGAGCACCAACTCCTGCTAATATGTCTATGGAAGGAATCTACTTCACTATGGACCCAACTGAGCAATATGTAATATACTCTGCATACATAACTAATATGCTACCTAAACAAGCTAACTTATCAATGTTTAATACTACTAAAGGTGAGTATCAACACGTTGAAGTTGGATTACAATTTACTGGTATGCCGATAGATAATGATGTAAACGTATTCAAAGCTGCTCAAGGATATTTAGATAAACTTAATAGAGCTAGAGGACATGCTACTCGTCTTAAAGGAATCACTTATCCTAAACTTGATATGCCACAATCAGGTAAATCTGTTATATAAGTATTTGGCTAGGGGAAACCCTAGCCTTTTATCTTATTTTTGTAAACTTAATAGATAGATTACTGTGTAAGTGTCTAAATAAATATATACAAGGAGAGTATTAATTATGGAAAGAAAACAATTCGGAAAGTACGGAAAATTTGAAAAAAGAGGAAACTTTGAAAAGAAAGAAAGAAAAGAAACTCATATAGGAGGACTTGATTGGTACTTCAGAAGTATGGAACTTGCTGAGCAATATCAAAATTCAAATAACTGGAAGTTCTTATCTATTCAAGAATATGAAGATAATTTTAGAACTGCTAAAGCTGTACTAAAAGCTTTATATAAAAAGCAAGATGATTTAAAGATTGGTTGGAATATTGCTTGTGTATTCGTAGACCATAAAGAAGAAGGAGATATATGTGTAGGATTTGGTGTATATAAAAGTAAAGAAGGTAAGCTAGGAATACCTTTATATAATTCAGTAATCTCAGGAAAATTCAGACATGTAGGTCTTTCAAATGTAATATATGGACTTAACTTATTAGAAGAAGGAAAACATAGAAGAACTTACTTCAAACACTTTGAAGCTGATTCATTAAAAATAAATGAAGTTCCTAATCCACAACCATTATGGGACTTCTATGAAAAGGAAGAAAAGATAGATGGATTTAGATACTTCGGAAATCAAAAGTTTACATTGATATTTATGAGTGAAGACTTTGTAAATAATAAATCATCTATAACTCATAAGAAATCTTCTAAGAAAGATATAAGATATGAAAAACCTGTTAAGAAATTTAATAATGACAGAAAAGATGGATTTAATAAAGGTTTTAGAAAAGATGGTGCAAATAAAGACTTCAAAAAGACTTATCAACCTAGAGGGAATTATAAATCGACAAAAATAGATTAAGATTTATGGTACGGCTAATGCCGTNTGTCATACATTATATTTACCTAATTAAATTATCCATATATAAATTCTATCTATCTTCATTATTATTATTAATGTTAATTCCTATTCTAAGACGATATTAGAACCGTGTACAATCTTAAAACTATTCTTAGCATATCTTATAGCTGTATAGACTACTGACTTATTTAAGATACTGTCATCGCTTATAATAAGAAGTATCTTATCGTATCTTTTACACATAGCATATAATGGTACAGCGTAACTGAAGTAAAGCTTATATCCTACAGGAGGTAAAAGTTCACAATCTTTATCTACAGCTCCTTCATTTAAGTTATTAATAAAATCTAAGTTCACTGGTATTTCAAACTCAATCTCTTCATTATCAGGCGTCGTATACTTAAATCTATAAATAGGAGCTACAAGTGGTTCAGGCTCTGTAATCTTATCAACTACTGTAAGGTCACTATATATTGGTATATAGTATACTTTAGTTTCATATTCATTTATAGGAACTTTAGCTGTTATTGGAGAATAGTTTATCATCTTATCTCTTTTAGTAGGAGAGAAAGTTCTTGATAAGGCTTCTCTTATTCTTATATTGTATTCGGCTAAGTTTTCTCCATTTACTAGAACTATCTTGTCGTAATCTAAAAGTTCATCATCTTTTAATATCTCTTGCGTTATAATAAACTCAGATGAAGCAAACTCAGGAGATGTCAAGTATTTAACTTGATATTTCTTAAGTTTATTAAGTAGCATATTAATTGCTGGGTTTACATCTGTCTTTCTATTATATGTCTGTATATCAGTATCACACTTTACAAATCTTTTGTAAAACTCTCCGTTTGAATAATCTGTAAGTAAGTTATCGTATAGGTAAACTATATGTGATGTAAGTGGTATATTTGCAAGTAACTCATCAGTTACATCTCTATCTACAGTACCATCTATGAGTACAAATAATATATCACAATATGGCAGATTCTCAGCAATAAATCTATAGCACAAATCTATAGGAGATGTCATCTCACTTCTGAATATATCTGAGAACTTAATATCAAATCCTAAAGACTTAAAATAATCATTATCATGACCTAAGTATAACTTACACACTTCTATATCTTTACCCTTAAAGTTTTCATCTAAATAATCTTCTATTAACCTTTTAACATTGATTGCTTGTGATATTCCTACACTATGTATCCTTTTAGTTTGCAAATCTAGTGTCATCTTATCCAATCTAATCAACTCCTTATATATACTTTATATGCGTGTTTTTGATTTATTTAAGCCACTTTTCAAACATTTCCTTAGGAAATAACGAATTTAAAGGGGGTTTACGAATGAATGTAAATATACCACAGGGAGCAGTATCTTGCTATGCAACACAAGGCGGAAAGATAACTGACCCTTACTTTTATGTCCGTGTACCAATCTTAGGATTAGGTGCTGATACAGGAGATGCGAAAATAGAAATAAAGGCAAAGAATGCAACTGACTATAGAGTGCATCATGATGGAGATGTAGACGCTCAAACCGCTGATTACTTTATAGAAGAGAAATATGTTTCTATACCGCCGGGACCTGAGATACCAACGGGTGCCGACCACTATCACAAACATACAGGGAAATCACATTTTGAAAAGTTCCATTACTATAAATTAAATGATGTTCCAGTTAGTCCCGGAGACTTACTACTTGGACTTTTCTTAGATGGGGATACAAGAAATCTTGTTATATTTCATATACCACATAAAGTGCCTATTGGAGGAGATGTTGTGTATGACTAAGACAAGCTTTCATATGGAGAAGATAGAAAGAATCTTTACTAAAAGATGTAAAGAGAATGGACCATATAAAGCTGATGATATATTTTGTATAAAGACAGATTTATCTATATGGCACTTTGCTTGTGATAAACCTGAGGTTGTTCGTCTTGAAGATGGACAGATAGAATACAAAAGACTTAGAAAGACAATAATAACTGAACTTAATTATCTTATAGAGGATAGACATGAAACTAAGCTAATTTATTTATTTTTTAAATATGGAAGAAATAAAGAATCGGTTCTTCGTTTCAGAAGTCAATCTCTTGATAATGCGTTTAGAGTATATAGGGAGGAGTTAGATGCTTAATAAGAATATAAAACCTGAAACTCTCGATTCTTATATAAAGAGTCAAAATGATAATATGAGACTTGATACATTTAGATTTGACGAAATGAATGATGCTTTGATAACTGATGTATTACCACAATACATTGATACAAAACCAGTAGCACTTACAGAGTCTGAGATAGTTAAGTATACTCATTCTCCTAAGTCACTGTCGTATGATGTATATAAAACTACAGATTTGTGGTTTATAATATGTATGATAAATAATTGTAAAAGAAGTTATGAGTTTAAACCTGATAAGGTTATTGAGTTACCTACAGATGATGGTATAAATGCAATGATATATGCTTTTAATAACTTAAGAAAAATATAAAGGAGATGTCGGAATTATGATAAACTTTGAGGTGAGTGCAAGAGAAACCAAGTATATGGCACTATCAAATTTATATGCTATCACTCATGCACCAAATGTAGTTGACCAAATACTTGATGAATTTACAACTGATGAAATACTGTCTTATGAAGATAATGCTGGGATAATATACTTAACTATAAAGAAATTCCCATCAGCATTTAATGGAGCTTCTGAAGAAAAACAAGTATATCTTTTAAATGAATTAAAAGATGAGTATAGACAGTCTTCAGGTCTTACAGAGATAGTTACGACTATTATAAATAATATGAATGAAGATAACTTACTTACATATAGAAAAGATGTAGTAGAGCTTGTAGATATAGCTATAAAGCACATGAGGGCACAAGGCTTTGAGATAGTACCTTATGTCATTACATCTATGGATATAATGGATATGCTAGATAAATTAGAGAAGTTGCTTCTTAATATGGATATGTCATCAGGTCGTAGTTTTTTAAGAGAAATTACAACTAAGTATAACTTTTCATATCTTATAGATAACTTATCTTCAGTTATACAAACTCCTTTAAATCCTTCTTATAAAGAGCTTATAGAATACTATAGAGAGATAATAGATGAGGTTGAAGGATATGAAGATGACAATGTAGATTATGAAGATGAGGATTATAACCCTTTAAGAGATTTGTCTATGACAAATGAAGAGATGGTAAGACTTGCTTATAACTCTATTAACTTTACTTTGCAAGATTTAGATAAAGAATCTCAAATGAGATGTATAGTAGATATAAGAAATATAATGTCTTCATATCAAGTAAATGATGATGAGAAAGAGATATTTAAAATCTGTATGAGAATACTTGAACCTTTCCTTATAGATATTAAAAAGACTTATGAACTTGTAGAAGCAAGAGATGAATCCTTTATTACAGTATTTAAAGATATAGTAGAGATAGGAGAGCTTGAATATAGAATACCAAGACTTATGTATTTAACTTCAGGTAGATTTGAAATACACGAACCTATCTACGACCCTGTATTTATAAATGAATTAAAAGTAATGAAAGATTTACAGATTTGCGAACATCTGCATAGTTCATATATGGAGGCACAAGCACTTGCTGACCCTTCATATGTCTATATCCCACATTTGAGTATTGATATCGAAAAGGTATCAAAACTCGTTCCCATTAAATATGACGAAGAAGATACATACGATAGCATTCTGTCGGAGAATGCACAATTCAATAATTAGCCTATATATTATATAGGTGTAGCGATACAAAATATAAAATTTTTAAGGAGGACAAATTATGAGCAAAGAAGAAAAATTTGGTAAATTCGGGAAGTTTAATAAACCCGGAGAATTTGAAGGTGAAGTGAAAGAAGCAAAAGCTGAAATCGCTGAAGAAGTAAAAGAGGAAGCTGTAGCTGAAGAAAAGCCTACAGTGTTTGGTAAACCTAGAATAGATGAGGTTACTGAAGTAGTAGAAACTAAAGAAGGAGAGCCTAAAGTTGAGGACGCTCCTATTCAAACTCCTAAAGAAATAAAATCTTCAGGAGAATCAAAGATGTTTGGAACTGTTAGAGAAACTAAAGCCTCTACAAGAGAAAACATCGAAAGAACTAATAGTTACACAAATAATAATTATCAAGGAGGAAATAAGACAATGATAGAAGGAAGAAAGGCGGACATAATAAGTTTAAGAGTTAATGTAAGACTAGGTGATATATCTGCGTTTTTACAAGGAGAAATAGGAACTCCGTTTGACATCAACTTAAAAGAATTCTCGCCTGAAAGAGAATTACAAACTGTTGATGAAAATGACAGAAAGAATATGGAAGTAATTATCAAAAAGATAGTTGCTTATGGTGAAGACAATTCTTATTTATCAACTGTACCAGTAATTACAGTTGATAGTAAATATTTGAAAGCTCCAATAGATGATTTAAACCTAATTGCTATAGGTATAATTCAAGAAAAACCAAGCTTAGAAAAATTCAGTTCTAAGTATTGTGTGCCACATATTGTGGACAGAGCAGGAGGACAATCTGATGTGTTCTTAGATACTGCAACAGTTGTAACTCTAACTGCTTGTGAACTTTTGAATAATTGCATAAATAAAGATGACATATTGAATAGAAACTCTCAATATGCCATTGCCATCACTTTCAATAGAAGAGATGGATACACTGTAGAATTTGGAAACAAGAACTACAGAGAAGTAAGATAATTTATTATGGTGTGGGGTTTCCCACACCATTCTTTTTTGACAATCTAATAAGGGAGATGGCGTTATAATGATTACAAAAGCTATGGCAATAGTGACAGCTATTAAAAGCCTGTATGAAGTAGGTACAAATTTTATAGAAAGAGGAAAAGAATTCTTTTTGGGAAAAAGTGAAAGGAGAGTTCCTGAACTTATAGACTATATTCCGGCGTATGAAAAGATACAAATGGATACAACATTCAAAGGATATACAAAAGATGAGATTGTATCAGAATGTATGGAGCGAATACGAGAAGAGTTATTTTCTAAAATGAGTGTAGATATACTATATAATCTTATAGTAATAACTATAGCCAAAACCGTAAGAAAGTTACTTACTAAAACTCCAATGCAGATAAAAGGAGAAAAAGATGGAAATTGTAAAGTTATCTTTAAAGGAACAAATAAGGCGTACAAGAATAGAGAATTCCCTTGCAGAGTGTGACCCAAGTATAAGCTTTCTATATAGAGGTAAGATATATAGTGTCAGTTATTTTTATGACACATATTTCAGATTCTTTTGGAAAGCAATAGGTGAGAATAAAGAGAAGTTGAAACTTCGAGAGATACCTTTATATGATGGAGATGTTATAATATATGGGGTTACAAATGTCAATAAGTTTATAGACTTTTTGATAGAATACTCTGTAAGGTTTATATGCAATATAAGAGGGAAAGAGCAAGGATATGTATGGGATATGTATGTGATGTGTTATCCACAAGAGTTAATAACAAAATTGCATTTCTATTTTCATAACATGTTTACATACTATGACTTTATGCTACACGGTCCATATATAAGATTCTACGTTCCGAGAACTGATGATGAAAGACTGGATATAATACTTAGAAATACTGTAGCTGGTATTTTAAATTATGTAGTGGGGGTGAGTGAAGGTGAATTTGGGAAAAAGAATATTATCATTACAAGGTAATGGATATATGAAACTTTTAAGAAGCGGACAACCAGAACAAGCGATATACCAAATGTCAAAAGATTATGAGTCAATGATAGATAATATAATTGACGATATAGATGACGTTATATTGGAAGGAAGTAAGCTTAAATCTTTAGTTAAGTATTCTTTGTATGATGTGTCTAACTATGGTAATGAAGTTGAATACTATGATTACGATAATGATTATGAATTTGCTGAAGATTATAGACAAGCTCTAAAGATGTTTGGTATGTATTTACCTGAAGAAGTAGATGTACTAGAATTTATATTTGATGGTCGTGATATAACACCAGAAGATGGATTTCCTGAGACTATAATGGACGAAGGATATGGAGAGTTAAAGCTTGTACGTGCTGCGGAAGAAGCTGTATCTGACGCTGATATATGTGCAGATAAATCTTTAGTTCTGTATGATGCGAGTGACTTGGTAACATTCTTTGAAGTGTGCTATGATACCTTTGTAGACATGTATGCACACTTATCAAAGGAAGATGAGATAGAAGCTATAAACTATGCACCATATACTCTACTTACAGATTATGTAACTACCGTACTATTTAATATATCTCATGAGCTTAGAAGTGATATTATAAAACTATATGCACACAGATATGAAGAGTTTAAACAGTTTGACATATATGAGAGTGCACTTACATTTGAGTATCCTGATTCTATACTTGAGTGTGTACAAAAGGATGATGTGGGTATGCTGTTTATGTATAACTACAGGGATTTACAAGAAGAGAGTATGGCACTTACTTGTATCTGTATGATGTTTAAGAACTATTTAGAAAGGAGACTTATAATATGAGAATTCATCCACATATAATACCAAGAGGAAGAATACTTAAAAATATTGTGAAAACTGATGACATGTTTTCAGGAGTTAATATCTATGATGATATAAAGGAACAGCTTAAGTCTCATCTTAATATCACAAATATCTATGACCTTGTAAATCCTTATGAGATAAGAAGAGCTATAATAGAAGCAGGAGATAGGACTTCTAATGTGAAGCACATGCTATGTACTGAAGAAGGCGGCTATGAGTGGGAAGATGAGTATAGTGATGAACTAGCTACACAAATTGAGCATCAAATAATTGATGGAACTAATGACCCTATATATAGTGCAGATGAGGCACACGATATAAGAACTATGGCTAATACTATACTATTTAAAGACTTTGGTTATGATGAGTATTTTGAGCACATGAATTTAACTGTATATCATAAACTAAGAGTAGCTTCACATAAAGATGCTATGATGGTATTTATAACTGCATTTTCAATAATGTTTGGGGATATCTTTAGAGCAAGAACCAATGAGCTTGAAAGCATAGATACAGATAAACTAGCTTCATATCTTGCACATATTGTAATTACATACTTTACAGAATGGCCGATAGATATGTCCATAAACTATGATTATGATTATGATAAGTCTTGGTATGGTAAGATGAAGACTGGTCCTCTTGCGACATATATGATGATACTTCAGAAAGACTTTGAGTCTGATGACTTTACAGACGCTATGAAGTATACTGTAGCTGCTGTACTTATGTCTAGTGTAATATATGTACAAACATTCTTCAAAGAAAGGAGAGAGTAGTATGAAGCTTTCATTTGATGATAGATACATACCACACCATGTCTATCTAAAGATGATAGAGAATGGGTACTTTGAAGATGAGGTAAGAAAGGATACAAAAAGGCTGAGAAGAAAGTTCTCAGCCCATATTGAAAGAATGAATATTCTTTATAATAAAGACTCGAATCTTATAGTAACTGTATGGAATGAAGTGGACAAGACTAGATTTATTGCTGGATATAACCATCCTTTAACTTCAGTAGATGAAGAGCTACAGAGAGTCTATATGGTACATGATGATATGCTTCTTACTATTATAGGAAAGGCTTATCATGATAAACTAATATATAGCCAAGGGGAAGGTAGAGTACCCGTAAGAGTTAAAGTTATGAGTATATATAATATACTTAATGAGAATGTAGCTATGCCTTATTCAAAAGACATAATGATAATTCTTATAGACTATATATTAAGGGGGCTTATTACAAATGAAATTAAATATTAAAGTAGCAAATAAGTTAAATAGAGTAGTGAAAAATTACATAATGAATAAAATAGATGTCGTTGAGATACTTGAGTATTATCTAAATAACGACATTGAAAGACTGAATAAAATAATACACAGATTTAACTGTGATATGTTATCTGAGAAACTACAATACTTTGAGAATAAGAATATAATAACTATAGAAGATATAAGAAACTTTAGATATTATCTTAATCAAATAAGTAATGATGTAGATAAAGAGGCTCAAGAAAGAAGTTTATACATTCAGAAAAGACTTCTAAATATTATAGCAGAAGAAGCAATGGCAAGTGATTTAGGAGAGATACTTCTTAACTATGATGATAAGTCATCAATTCAATATATGCTTGAAAATGATATAATATCAGCCAAAAGATATGTCTCATCTGATTTACTATATGATACTAAGTTTGGAAATAGATATAGTCCGTATTACATAAAGTATACTTGGGAAGAATATAAAGGTATGTATTTTAGTAACCTAGATGAAGCTGAGGAATATAAGTATAGACTTATAGGTGATGATAAGGCAATCTATATAGGCTCAAGAGAAGCGAAGAATAATACAACTTGTATACTTGTATCTATGGCAATAGCAACTGCAATCTATCAAATGTATAATAATCACAATATGAGTGAAGATTGCATTATGATGATGGATTACCTAAGAGCCTGTATAAACTCAGAAATACTTATGGACATAATAAATGTGATATGTATATCATCTTCTATAAATGATATAGTATATAGTATTATAGATACAATAGAAGAGATATTTGAGGCTCTCTTTGTAAAAAGAAGTATACCGTATCTTCTAAACTATATAGAAATCTATTGTGGTGGAGAAGTTAATATGAAAAGTATTAAGTGGTATATTGATGTAGTATCTGAAGATTTAATATAAGGTAGGTGATAAGAATGAAGGAACACAAAATCCCTGCCGAAATATGTATACAGAGAATCTCAGATTTATTTAACATCAACTGGGGTGGAATAAAGCCAAGTCATGTAACTTGTGCAATACTTGATTTCAACTCAGCACTTAATACTATTTGTAGAATGGAAGGCTTAGAAACTTATGGTGTTTCTAAGTTCTTATCTGAAGTTACAAATATAATAAGAGACTTTATATCTGAAAACCTAGATAAGAAAATATACATTTTATATAATACCAAAGATAGTAAAACTTATCTTAAAGAGCATTTAGGAGACGCTTATTTAGATTTCTTCTACGATAAGCGTCCTAAGCTTTCAGATGATATTATAATGATGTATATTAAAAAGCTAGAAGATATAGCAAAGACTACAAATATAAAGCTTATAAATTGTGGTAAGTTTGAACCGTCTCTTGCTGCATTTGTGCTAACTACATTCTATAAAGATACACTAATATTTTCAAGAAGTCTTGTTATGCTTCAACTTGCAGGATACGGAGGAACTATGTGGGATGGTACGTTTGTATACCGTAAAGATGTAGACCCAATATTTAATGTATCAGCGAAGAGAAGAAATGCTAAATACAGATTTCCTACTACTATCCCATACGGACTATATCCATATTATATATGTATGCACGGAATACCACTACATGGGTGGAACGGTCTTAAAGGATATGGAGAGAAAAGGTCAAGAGAATATATTGAAAATAATATTACAAATCTTCTTGCGGGTAAAGATGAAGTATTTAATTATGATGATTTTAAATACCTATATCCATCAGAATTTATAGCTAAAGTTATAAATAAAGATGAAAACCTGAAGAAAGAATTTGCAGAATTTAGACTTAAATTATTCAGCTAAATATGGGGATAAACCCCATATTTTTTGTATTTACGAACAAATTATATAGTTTTAATAAAAAATAAAGGAGGTTTAAAATAAATGGATGTAACAACATATTTTGCAAATATAATCGCAAGTATAGTTCAAGCAAGAATGCGTTATGTATCTAAAACTCTAGCTACTGGTAAAGAGTCACTTATTAACTCTGGTAATAATAATGTAATCACATTCCCAGTTATAGTAAGTTCGGACGTACCTCAAACTACAGCTTCGGATATTGCAAAGGATATAGAAACTCTTCTTGGAATGGCAACTAAGAACTTTATAGAAGGTGAGATAAATCGTGGAACTTGTGAGCTTTCTATGGCAGCTATTATGAGTTCTTTACCATTTACAAGAATGAATGCTGGATTTACAGACAATACAACACAAGGAACTTCAGAATACATAACAGGTCTTACTTTAGGTGGAATGGAAAGAAATATGCAAGAAGGAGAAGGTGGGGTATACGCTGAAGCTTTAAGAAGAGCTGGTAATAGATTACAAAAGGTGAACTATTACGGAGAAGCAGATGGAGTTCAGATAATGAGAGATAAAGGTTCAGGACCTACATTTATTCAAGTTGAGATTCCATATATTGCAAATGCTGGACCTAATAGAGGTTCTGGGGAAGTTAAAACTGTTAAAGTTCAAATGGGGTTTGAAGGAGTTGTAAGATTTGTTGATGTTGATGAACTTGTTACAAGAATCGGAAACTTCGACTCAAATAGATTCTTTAAAAACTTCATAAAACTTACAAAGGGAGAAATATCTTTCATGGGAGATTTCTTACTTGAAATGGATAGATTAAAAGTTGAAGCTAAATCTCAAGCTACTTCTAATAAGCTTTGGAAAACTTTAGAGCTTATGAATAGAAAAAGAGATATCTTCATTAAATCTTTCCCATTTACTACATTTGTAATATCAGATGAAGTTGCAGATAGAATCAAAGAAAGATATATGATAGATACTGAAAATGAAAGACAAGTAAAGGCTTTGATGGAAAGTTTCTACGCATTTGCTTTCTATGAAGTTAATACTGGTACTAACGTCGTTAAAATAATGAAAGACGGAGATGCTATGTTTAAGGTTATGACTATAGATGATATTGAAAGAAATACAACTAAAGTCGAAAGAAAATTAAAAGAACTTATTAAGATTGGAGGTTAATTATGGGTATGATAGATATTGAACTTAAAGGAGCTATGGATGAGTATTCTCACCCTAGTCTTAGAAATAAAATCTATAAATTATACGCTGAAGCTGAAGACCCTCAACTTAAAGACTTCCAAATAGGACATCTTGCATTTATGGTAGGAGAAGGAATAGACCCTACTAATGTAAGAAAGATGGGTTCTTCGCTAACTCAGTATAATGAAGCTATAAAAATGATAGACGCTTCACAAGGGGATATTAAGAAATTAAAAGCTTATAATGATATAGTAAATATATTAAATGCTTGTACTTTATATACTGAAGCAGTTAAGAAATCTAAGTATTTATCTGAAACTAAACAGCTTCTAGCATTACTTGAAGATAATGCACAAGCATTTGCTAAATCATATAAGAAAGAATTTTCTATGTTTGCTAAAACTGTATACAGAGGTTTAGTTATGAGTTTGATTATTGAGTCTTGTGCTCTTGCTATAACTTATGTCGCAGTTCAACATGATGCAAAAGTTGATATGGATACTTATATAGAAAAGACAGCTGGATGGAAAGATTTATTCAGAAGAACTGAAGATATAATAGACGATAAAGATATTAAGAAATTAATATCAGGAGCTGGAATAGAACTTAAAGCTGAAGCTTGTGAAGAATATTCAAGTTCTATTGCTAATAATATTCATTTATATTCTGAAGTATCTTTGCAAGATGTAGCGTTCTTATTTAAACTTGGGGTTGCAAAACTTGCATATAAAATATGCGGTCTTGTAAGATGGATTATATATGTAATACTTGTATCTAAATACACACTAGAAGCAAGACTTGAAGAAATGAAAAAGATAGTAGAGTATTCAAAGAAAGACTTATCACAAAAGGTTTCTGATGAAGATAAGCTTATGGATAACTTAGTTGACATAAGAGTTAATGATATAGCTGTAATGCAAGATGCTGAAAAAGATGTATCAGGACTTAAGCTTAAAGAAACTGATGAAGAAGGGAAATTTGCTATCTAACAAAAGGAATAGGTATTTTACACATTTCTTTATTTTTCCTTTTTAGTTTTATATGTATATATAGTAGTGGTGGGGGAACCCACCACAAAATCTTACAACACCTCGATGATATTACCTTCTAGGGAAAGCACTACCTTTTACTTTACCTAGAAAAACCTCAAGTGTTTAGTTTTATATTAGTTCAGTGCCAATAGGGTTATGGTGGGGTTATCCCACCATATACCTTGTCTTGATTATATATTATAATCTTGGATATTCACTAACTAACTATTAGTAATTCAAAATATCCGAAGGAGGAGAACATGAAAAGGTATAAGTTATTGGAAAACGCAGAAACTGGAATTTATTTTAGACTCGTGAGTCTTGACAAGTACAGAGAAGAAATGGTATCACAAGGTAAGCACTTTATGATAGATACTTCATTCGATATGCTTAAGCTGTCTATAGAAGAAGGTGGTAAAACTGACCTTATTATGAAAGATACTATTTATTCAGCAAGAAGATTTGGTCCACAAAGATATGAACCACCCGAAGTACAAGCATACACTTATCAGTGTAAATGTGGTTCTAAGATAGGTAATGACAATATCGGAGAGTATTGTGTTAATTGTGGAACTGTCGTTGAAAGAAAATTCTTTCCTTTATCTACTATGGGTTGGATAAGACTTCCAACCAAAATGCTATCACCAGCAGGTTTATATCATCTTCGTAAAGCTATGTCGGGAGCCGCTAAAAAAGATGGTAATAAGTTTGATAGACTTAAAGAAGGTAAAGAGCCTTTTAGACCTGATGATAACTATAATCTATATGATAGATGGGAAGATATAGTAAAAGAACATGTTAAACAAAAGTCCACTCAAAGATTCTTACTATTACACAAGGAAGAGATGTTTACAACTTGTGTACCAGTAATAACTAGAAGACTTAGAAGATTTATGATAGTGCCGAATGGTGATGTACCTATAATACAAGCGGATAAGTTATCCGTATTTTATACAAAGATAATATCACTTACTAAGTATCCACAAGTAGTACCAGATGGTGTTGAAACCAGACGCTATATAGGTAAACACTATTTCGATGAAATAGAAGCAGTATATGAAAAAATTGTAGAAGAACTTGCAGCTGATAAGAAGAAGACAATTAAGGGAGAGATATACTCAACTAGAAATAACTACTCTGCAAGAGTTCTAATAGAACCTGACAATCACTTAAAAGTTGGAGATGGAACTCAAACAAGAGTCGGTTACGATATCTTCAGAACTTTAGAAAAACCACTTCTTATAAAGATACTACAAAATGAATACAGTATGAGTGTAGAAGAATCCGAAAAGATTTGTGACCCTGATTTTGTACTATCCGCGGAGCAAAAGATACTTCTTCGTAAGATATGTAAAGAGCACAGAGGAGAGTTCTATCTTCATATTAATAGACCACCTACAATACATGAATCTGGTATTATGGTTGTAGAAATAGTTGATTTATGTGAAGGAAATATAATATTTCTAAATCCAATACTAATAGCACTATTCCAAGCGGACTTTGATGGAGATACAATATCTGTATATGGTGTTGATGAAAATACTAGATGGAGAGTTAAAATTGTATGTAGTCCTAGAAAGCACTCTTTGTGGTGGGATAGAAGTTTAAATGGTAGATATGGTGGAGTTAATGACCAAGTAGTTACAACTCACATGGTACTACAAGACCAAAAGGTAGAGTTCCTAAGAAAGAGGGATAATATATGAAAATGGTAGGTAAAGGCACTTGGCAGGGTAACATAATTAGAAAACTTGATATTAAGATGATGAGAGATGCACTAAGAGATGTAACTTCTATTGCATCTCTTCCTATATCCGCAGAGATACATTTCAAGACTTATATGAACTTAAAGCATGTAGATTTATGGAACGTACTACACGATATAAATGAGAATACATTTATTGATTATATTGTATCTCCCAATATGTATATTGTAGCACTTTCTATATATACAATAGAACGTCGCATGGCAGAAAAGGGAGGAACTGTTATTGAGCATTTCAATGACTTACAGTGCTTATTCTTTGAGATATTCTATAATATAAGAGATAGCTACCCTACTATTGCTGATGAGATTGAGTTCTATTTGGAAAAGGATATCGACTCTATATGTGAGCATTTGGATATAGGACAAATATATAAAAACTTACGAAAGGAGACGAGTATAAATGCTTCTTAAAAGATTAAGAGGACTTGATTACAAGTCGAATAAAGAGCTTGTAGAGCATATACAAGCATTACAAAAAGAAAAAGATAAGCTAGATAAAATATCACTATTATCTCTTCTTATTAAAAGACCTATAGTTTATGTAGCGAGCATTCAAGATGATAAGGCTGTCGTGGTATTTGAATCTATTCTTATGAAGCGTGAAGATGAAGAGAATGTAACTTATTCTGATAGAATATCATCTTTTGTAGATGTATTAAAAGATGAAGAGTTAAACTTCACATTACTTCATAATATCAGTGTCGCTATAAGTGAACACCCAAGAGAATTTGCAACTATGGTATTTCATGTAATGTATGATGGAGATTGTGAAGATACTATAGCTCAAGACTTTAAAGATACTTTCAAAAGACTACTTCCACAAGATGAAGTAAAGCATATCTTCAAGATAGCTGAAACTATGCAAGTTGACGTAGAAAAGCTTTTAAATGAAGAATATGACTTTGATAGCATACAAACTAAAGATATTGATGATATTGATTAAAGGAGTTTATTATGTTTAGGAAACTAGAAGCTTATGAATATGATATAAGAAAGTGTAATATATCAGTTTTAAGAACTCTAAATATAATAGATGATGATACTTATAAAAGACTATATGATGCTCCTAGAATGGAGCGTCAAGTCTTTGTCGGTAAAATGATGAGAGACAGGCAAGGCTTATCTCAAGAATACAGAGACTTTGTTAAACGCTGTGTGCTTCGTTTTAAGAGTATCAATAACTTACAGGATAAAGATATCATAGAAGTAGTTCACGACGCTTTATGGGTATCATCGGAGCTTTTAAACACCAAGCTATCAAAGTATATAGAGTTTGTATGTAAAAGGAAATCTACTTGTACTTGGAATATAGGAAAGATAGTATTCTACTATGATTCATTAACTGGAGATTTCTTTCAAAGAGGACTAGGGGATATAGATAGCATTTGGTTTGAAGTAATTAAAAAAGCTATGAGACTAGCTGAGTTCTCACAGCAAAAGGAAGTATATAAATACTTACACTCTATTAAGAAGGATTATATTCTAAAGAATTTAGATGATAGATATTATGTCAAACTTATTTCTAATAAAGATAATATGGAAGTAATTGACACAATGATTAAAGATATAATAAAGTAAAATATCCTGCCCGAATGGCAGGATATTCTTTTTTGTTTATAAAATCTTTAAAGAAGTCAAAATTATGAAATTATTTATCTAATTTTGGCAATATAGTTATTGGAATGCGACACGCACATTTACATATTTTTTATTAGTCGGAATTTTTTCAGTATGTTTTTACCTACAGCTATGTTTATTTAATACCTAACTCTTTTTTGCAATCTTCTAAAAGTTCGTATATTAATCTTTCTAAACATCCAGCTTCTATTATAGACATAACCTTTCTTTTTGCTGGAGATACAGGAGACATCATAGCGTCAACCCTTATTCCAGTTTCTACTCCAACTGGCATTCTATTATCAGGTAATATCTTAGAAGTTTCTCCTTTAAGTGCATTAAAGTATGTAACCTTATCTGAGTGAGATACCTTAGAATAAGAACGAATAATATATTCTATTATAACATCATCTTTTCTTATCTTTCTATTAGCAACCTTAACACCTTCCATTGTCTTAGTAGGAGTTCTATCTAAGAATTCTTTCTTGAATCTATCTACATTAAGCTCACGAAGTTTACCTTCTCCTCTTTGTCTATAAGTTTCTTCAACAGCATCTACAAACCTTCTAAGAGATGGAGACATAGTTGATTTATCACAAGAATAATATACATTTATTTCATGTACTACTCCTGATACACCAGCTTTCTTTTCCATCATCAAACTCTTATCAATAGCTGAAGTGCTATTACCTAGTAAATCATTTAATGCACTATCTCCACTCATAAGCATATATGAAAATAGTATATCATTTGCTGATACTCCACCACGAAGCTCAGTTACAGCCTTATCTATTATAGTATCTTTAGATACAACTATTGTCTTAGGCTTTGATACCCAAGAAGCAAGTTTTTCAGTTGCTGATTCTGATAGAACTGTAGCATCTTCATAATCCTCAGGCATAGACATCATAGCGACATATAGATGAGTTCCTGTACACATTATAGGCTTACCATCAAACTCTTTAAACATGTACTCGTTATAAGCTATAGGGTCATTTGCTTTAAGTTTTGCACCCTTTCTTACATTCTTCATAAGCTTCATATCATTTGCAATATACTTTGCTTTAGCACTATGTCTTTCTGTATTTGAAAGACGGAAGGCATCATCTGTACCGTCGTTATATTTTACGAATACAAAGTCTTCTGTTATATCAGTTATAACTCCATCTTTTTCCATATAGTGACAGAACTCTTGAGCTTGGTGTCCTATCATCTCATCATATCCATTAGATACATTATTTATAGTAGGGTGCATAATACCTTGCATGTGTCCCTTTTGTTGCATATTCATATATACTCTTTGAGAGTCATCTTTGTTAGTTGTACCCGGAGTCATAAGCTCAGTTGGAGACAGCATTTGCTTTGCTGATAACTTATTAACTCTATCTTCATCTTCTTCTACAACTAAGTATCCACGAGGTGAAACTATATTAGGGTCAATAGAAGTTCTTTGTACTATTCCTACAGCTCCTGAATATACAGATGGCATTGCTCTAGTTCCCGCTGAACTTGGGTCAACAAGTCTTTTCTCTAGTGTATATCCTCTATCAAGGTTAAGTCCTGAAAGTCCTTTAGTTGTCATCTTAGTTAAACTATCAGCAGATACCATAGGATTTACAACTGAGTATGTTTGAACGTTAGCTTGTTCAAATATAGCTTTCATTACAGCATCTTTAGGGACTTCAAATTTAGCAACCGTAGAACCTCTCTTCTTTGCTATGTGATAATCAGCATAAGCATCAGCTAGTACCTTATAAGTAACAGCTGGGATTATCTCTTCATTTCTTATTCTATAAAGTCTCATATCTGAGTCCTTTTGTTTTATATCTGTAGCAAGAAGCATATTTGCGTATAGAAGCACATCTATGAATGTAGTAGGTAAGTTATAGTGCTCAAGTACATCTTTATTAATAGGGTCTACAAATAGCATTTCAAATGATGTAATATATAGAGGTAGGTTACCGTTTCCGATAGATGCTATAATTTCAGCAACTATTCCCTTATTAGGGTCACAGAAATCAGAAAACTTATATGGAGTTAAGTCATAACTATTAAGACCCGAGAATAGAACTAAGTGCTCAATACTATTAGTTGAGTATTTTAAATAGCAATCTTTAAATGCTATTATATCTTCATGTAATACATCTATTCTAGGCTTCTTATCAAAGATAAGCTCATAATCTACTCCAGTTCTATCTAAAACCTCGTCAAGTCCATTTGTGTATGAAAGTATAAGTATAGTAGGTATCTTTCTTGACATTATCTTCATAATAGAGTAAGCAACTGTACCATCTTTATTTATACCATTTAATACATCAAGAGTTTCTTTAGACTCTTCCACATAATCAAGGAAAGCTCTTACAAAGTCTCCAACTGAACCAGATGGAACTTTATCCTTATCTGGAGATTCAATCATATCAAGTGCCTTTATAAGATGTATAGGCTTATTATCAAGAAGTCCTATAGTTTGATATTCCTTAGTATCATAGTCATCTCCAAATACCTTTATAGCGTCTTCTGATGAGAAGAATATATAGTTCTTTTCATCTTTATATATAGCTTTTATTATCTTAGATATTCTTTCAAACTCTATGGTTTTCGATATCTCTTCTTTTTCTTCAACTCTTCCAAACTTAGTATACTTAACTTTATCAAGCATATTCTCTTTTTCAAGTTTTGCATGCCATCTAGCATATAAGCTTTCATATCTTGTAATATACTTACCAGATAACTCCATAAATGCTTTATTGTAGTTAAAGCTCATCATAACGCTATCTCCGAATTTAACCACAGGTTTTACTATTCTTTGATTTTGCATTTCAAGCCAAGTACCATTTATAAGCATCTTATTTCCATTTACTATCTTAGGTAAATATACATTTATATTGTGCTGCTTTCCTTCAGGGTCACGGAAAGGCATCTTAAGTACAGTTCTTGCATTGAACTTATCAGATGCGTCTTCTTCCTTAGTACCTTGTGAATACATAGGGAAGTCTTTAACCTTAGAGAAGTGATTTGCAACTGAAGTTATATCCTTTTCTCTTACTTTAGATTTATATGTCTTATTAAAGTTTACAAACTTATTTTCTCCTATATCATCAAGAGCTTCTACTTCTCCAAATGTCGTAGATTCAAGCTGTAAGCTCTCAACCGATTTAAGTTCATCTTCAACAGTTTCACTTTGTTTTATCTTAGAAAGATATCTCTTTTCCTTTGCATTATAAACCTTAGTTCTTGCAAGTTTTACATCTTTCATAGCCTTTACGTGAGATACTATATCATCAGCTTTAACCTTAGAACCAACTATAGACCTACCGATAGATTCAGCAAGTTCTATTTCTTCATCAGATGATTTCTCATCAGTTAATTTTGCTGCAACCCTTGAAGCAACTTGGTCTTTAATATTTTCTGCATTTTGCTTAGTAGTTTTAAGCTCACGAACTCTCATAGTATCAAGTTGTCCATTTTCATCAGTTCCTACAACTACCTTATCTTTCTTCTTATCAAATGCAGGAGATATAATACGAAGTATTTCTTCAGTTTCAGCTTGGTCTACCGCGTCATCTTTTATAGCCTCTCCTATAGCGTTTGCAAGGTCTTCATCTCTTTCATTTACTTTCTCTTGTATATCTAAGTCTTCCTCTCTTTCAAGACCATGTAAATCTTGCTCATTATCATCATAATATCTTTCATCATCATCTATCATGTCTTCAGCAAGGAAACCTTCTCCACGAAGTTTACGAAGTGCAACTAGAGTTGCGTCAATTAACTTATCTTCTTTAACTGTATAGGCTTCTGAATACAGAGTATTAAATACATCAGATATTGCAGGATTTTGACACTCTCCATATAATCTTCCAATTTCTCTTTTCTCAAATCTTATTCCTTCAGCATACCCAACTATTACAGTTTCTTCAACATCAAGTGCTGATAATCTGAATATTCCATTTTTAGTATAGAATACTATATTTGCTTTAGAAGCTTTCATATTCTCTATAAACTTTTGTGGGAATAGTTTTAGATAGCAAAGTAAAAGTGCAGCCATAGATTGAGTTCTATCTTTATATATAAATGGAGTATACTTACCTTTAGATAGAGGTATCTTCACATAGTCAAGTGGTACAAGTATATATCTTTGATTATAAGTTTCATAAGACTTAATCTCATCAAATATACTATCCATAAACGATAAGAACCTTTCATCATTCTTCATTGGAAGCTTATCTCTTATTACACTCATCATTCCTTCTGAGTTAGTAATAAAGTTATAGTTTCTAAATAAGTGCCAATCAAACTTAAAGTTTTTAATAAATTTAAACTTTGATTGTATTCTATGTCTTATAGCATTAAAGTTATATTTTTGTCTTATTGTGATATTTGCTATCTTCTTCATAAGCATTCTTGGTTGATAAAAGCAATAAGTTTGCTCTAGTGCTATCTTATTGAAGTTTACAAGTATATCTTCTAAAACAGCGTCAAATTGATATGGTTTATCAACCAAAGGAAATACATTTGTATACATATTAAATGGCTTGACATTAAGACGATATTGTTGTCTTCCTATCATCCACGATTTTAAGTTCTTTAATTGATTCATATTATCCTCCTTTAATTTAGATAAGTGGGCTATTATCTTCTGCCTGTGAGTTTAAGAACCAACGAAGGCAGAAGATAATATTTCTATTAGTACATTCAATATTTTTTCAAAATTAATTAATGTCGGGTCTATATTCAGGAAACGAAGTATAGCAAGTCTTACACCAAATGCTTCTGAAATAATAATTACCATGATAATCATGAATATGTGATATTTGTTTCTTCTAACAACCTTATCAGGACTTTCAATTTCAGCTTTCTTTATTTCAGTAGCATTATCGTTACGAGCTTTATCGTTGTCCATTTTCTTTCCAAACAAGCCTAAAATACCACTAAATATTCTACCAAAAAATTGTAGCATTTGCATCCTCTCCTTTCAGCCCACTACATAAAAGTGTTTCAAAACAGCCCCTTTACAAACATTTTCTTAGAAATTTAAGGAGGGATAAATAATGAATGAACCTATAAGAAAAGAATTTCTCATATTTACAGAAACTGCTGAGTTTAATGACTCAGTTGCATATATTGTCAATTCATACATGAAATATTACTTAGAACTTATGATGCAAAGAAAGATAAATGATTCTATAGTTACTAACTTAGAAGCATTCGCTCAAACTAAGTTTAGAGGTAGACACCCAAGAAGTATACTTGAGAGAACCCACCCTACAATGAGCCTGTCTTATGTAGCTGATTATGAGCCTACAGAAAGAGCTTTATCTTCTTCTCCTCTTACAACACCAGTACAATATATTGACCCAAGACTTGTATCTGATACTTTATTTGAGAATAGTGATAAAGCCGATTTAGCTAAGAACTTGGAGGTTGCTTTGCAATGGAGTGATACCGAGCTTAACTGCGATGTAGCTTTAGTTGAAGAAACTTACGCTCTTCAGACTACAGCTAAGAAAGCTTGGGATACTTTATTTGAGAAAGATAAAGAATACTCTATATTTGCTGAAGTTAAGTTTCCTTTATCTGATACAATATTTAATGTATGGTGTGAAACATTTGGACTTGATAAGAATGATTTAGACGCTGTTATGAAACACATGCAAGAACGTTCTCCTGTAAAGCTATCAAGAGAACTTGCACTTATGAATCAAATTGAGCGTATACATATTCGTATTCCTATGGAGATACTTATATCATTTTCTCAATCCGATTTACGAACTGATAATGAGCAAGACTATGTAATAGGAGCATATATCGTTCATAGGCTTTTAAACGTTAGATTTAACGCTCCTAGACTATATTGGATAATTCCTAAGGAAAGATATCCACATGCTCCTATAATGAAGCCTAGAGTCATAATAGAGCATCCGGGAGAGATAGAAGTAGATAGAATAAATGATACTTATGTAAATGAAGATGGTATCGTATTTACAAAGCAAGTACATGAGCTTATATTCTTTGAGGGTAAGAATGATATTATATCTTTAATATATTTACTAGATGAATGGCATTCATTTATAAACTGGCTTGTTAAAAATAATATAAGCTTTAAGAAAGCTTTTTTTATAGTAATAAGAGAAAATAACGATATATCTCAAGCTACTAAGTATACGTCTTCTGATAAGGTTGGAATATCTTATGGTAAAGAGTTACTTGTTAAACTTCTTGATAAAGATATGATACATAAATCATTTGATGTAAAGATATACATAAATATGCTTTTACATAACGACTACAGAGAATACGAACAAAAATTCGTATTTAATGATTATGAGTCTGTAATTGATACAGCAGGACGTGGAGAAATTAAAGTATCAAATGAACTTTTAGATTTAATAAACGGATAATATACTCTCCCATTACGGGAGAGTATATTTCTTCTTGGAAAACGAACACCGACTATATCGTAGCAATCAAAATAATATTTAAGTAAGGAATAAGAACAACATCTTTTGAAAATATAATCGGTAGGTATTACGCATTATTTATCATAAAGATGTTAGCGAAATAAAGAAAATATTGTGGGGACAACCCCCACAATATCTCCCACTGTATTATATATCTTCATTATCAAAGGAGGAACTTCTATGAAACTGAGGTGTCCACAAGCACAACAGAAGTTACCTACTTTAAATGTTTTTACACGATTACTATATCAAATTATATATTATAATCGTGAAGAAAGATAAGCAACAGTGCGTGTCGCCCTATTGCGAATATATAATACACATATTATATATTTTACTTCCTAAACTACATATAGGTTGCTTATCTTTCTTCTTTATTTTTTTTATACAAATATAGCATCTTTAGCTATTTTAAAGAATTTAGCTAGTAGATTTACATAAGTAAGTTTAGATGGTGTATCTTCTTCAAGATTTGCAAGTCTACAACCATCACTATCAAACTCTATTCTTACAGCATCTCTTATACCATATATCATTGTAGACATATCTCTTACTACAGTTACATCTTTAATATGGAACTCTTTTAATATATCAGCCCAAGGTCTGTTACTAAAAGCTTCTTTATCCATAACGGTAGCTCCAGATAGCTTATTAAGTATTATAGGTGCATACTTAGATACAGTTAAATCATTTGAGTAATTGAAGTCTGTAATATAGATTACTCCTTTTCCTGTACCTTCTATTGAAGCATCTAGCGTCTTTCTTATAACTTCTTCAGCTCTTTCAGGTAAGTTCATATTTTTTGCAAGTATTCCTTCTACCTCTTGATACATATAAGCTGGTAATCCATTTTCATCATTTGAATATACTACAGAGAAAGCATATTCATTTCTTTCTTCAACTTGCTTACTTCCCACAAGTAAAGTAAATCTTTCATTTTTAAGCATTTTAAATTCCTCCTATTTTTCTTGATTTTCAGTTTTATCAGGGTTATTTCCTTTTTGACTTTCAGCAACCTTATACTCCATTAAAGGCTCATAAGACTTTATAAAAAGTTCAGTAACGCATTTACCCTTTGTGAATATATTAGTACATCTTGATATCATACAATCTCCTTGTAAGTTATCGTTCATATAGTGTACTACAGTATAAGGCATTACATGAACTGGTACATCATCTAATATTACTTTTGCTTGAAACTTAGGGTTTCTATTCTCTTTAGTAACTCCTCTAGTTCTTCCAGCATTAACCTTTACAGTTGGAGATATGGTTTCTTTTTTCTTATCAGATTCTTTTGATTTAGATAATTGTCCTGATGAGTTAATTGTCATCTCAACAGGTCTCATCATAGCTCCTACAGATATATCTTCTTCAACCAAGTTATTTCTAAATACAGAATAACTATAATGGTCTTCTTTTAAAGATATACCATATAAGTTTATAGGTACATTTACATTTCTGAATACTTGTATATCTATCTTATCATCAAATGTACCCTCAACTTCTTTATTCATTCCTGTATCCGTCTTTTCTGGGTTTAATATATAACAAGTACCGTTTTCTAAATACACATGATAATTTGAAGTATATACACCGTATTCAGTATCTATAAACTTTAAGAAATCTAAAAATCCTTGAGAAGATACAATACAGTTCTTTAAAGGATTCTTGTTATCTGGTTTTGCTATTGCAAGTTTACATTTATTCTTTCCTTTACATACAGTGAAAGCATGTTTAATTAAATCATCTACTTTCTTACCACTACCGAAGTTTCCAGATATTGTACCCTCTTTTGTAAAGTTTAAATCATCTAAATCAAATAGAGCTATATTAAGTCTATATAGATTACCTAAACTTACATCAGCAGTTGTACCTTGCTTTGTCTCCTTTAATATATCTTTAGATACTTTAGTCTTATCAAGCATGCCAGTATACTCTCCAGTAAGATAAGATGCCGTAACAACTCCTCCTAAATCCTTTTGAGTTGGAGTTATCTTAATTTGCATAGTAACGGGTACAAAAGGTTTATCAGGAGTTACTTTAGATAATATTTCATAATAATCACTTGCAAATAAAAGTACAGTAAGAATTCTTTTTGGATACATATAATTTTCAAAGTCTCTATCATTTACGTACGAAAGTATTTGTTTATCAGCTACTTTAATACCCATAATAGATACGTAAAATCTATAATTAAAATCCATCTTAGACCTTTCTGTAATTATATTTGTACTTGTAAATAAGTCTATCTTCTCCATTAAATCTTCACCCACTTAAGAATTATATAACCTATTAAGAACCCAAAAAATCCCCAATTTAATATCTTAAGTACCCTATCTATAAGTGGACTATCATTATCTCCTTCAAGCAGTGTAAGGTTTTTAGATACAAGTATTCCTAAATAGAAAAATAAAGATAACTTAATTAAATTGTAGTATAATAATTGGTATTCTGTACTAGGATTTAAAAACTTTGATAAATAGTGCATCTAATCCTCCTTAATTTCTTTTTCCAAGCATATTGTGTCTAAGCTCAATGTCTTTTGCTAAAAGTTCTGATTTCGATACACTATCTTTAATTTCGTTTAAAGTATTATCGTAACCATTTGACACAAGTGAATTTACTATCTCCCTCATTGCTCCAGCTGTAATCTTTAATGCTCCGTCTTGAAATACGATTTCAGATGAAGTGTTATTTGGTGAGTAATAAACGTTATTTTTTGATATTAATTGCATATAAATCATCTCCTTTATACACAAAGCTCGTTATACAATCGTGTTTGTCATAGTTTCAAAATTAACTTATATTTAGAATATATTAAGGAGGTAATAATATGCTTATTGCTTATAAAGTACCAAGAGAAGAATATAAATTACTTTTCAAAGATTCAAAGATGTATAATAGATTTCTTAATTATATAAAGACTACACACTTTAGTGATTGGGAAGATTTATATAATAGACTTGATATTAGAATAGTAAGAGATGATAAGGATAAATCTATTAAATATCCTATAGATGAGATTAATTCATATAAAGATGATTGGGTGCAAGTGAACGGAATGGTGTACCAAGATTCGCACGGAAATCGGCAAATCGACGCGGAATTAAATGAGCTGTTTAGAGTCATCTTGACTTGGTTTTGTTTTAAATCTGTTAATAATACCCCATTTGTCAATACTTATCTATTTTACTATAAACGTCAGCATAAAGACAATAATTACAATGATGTATTTCAAGTATTACCAGATAGCTACCATAATATTATATCTAAATCATTTGATACAGTAGGATTTAATTTAGATACTTATATTAGGAAATTAGCTATTAAACTTACTAAAGCTACTTCTATATATGATAATAAGAAATAAAGATTTATACTGGGGATTATCCCCAGTATATTCTTTTCTCAAATTTATATTCTATTAAAAGAATCAATATAAACTAAATAAGGAATAATTAAGACACTTACATGTAGTACAAACTATAATTAATTGGAGATCATTTGTAAAAATGAAAAATTTCAATTATTATTTTGGTGAAATTAGAATTTACTTAATTTATATTTAGATTCTTTATTAGTATTATTATACTATTATATTAGTTATCTTAATGTAATATTAATTATATTATATAGTAGTA